ATATTATCCTTGTGTTATTACTAATGCTATGTGGTGAGGGAATATACTATTCCACAAGTATATTATAAGGTATGTCTTGCTGTCTGTCTACTTGACATTTTGTGTTTAAGATTAGATGTCAAGGTTTATTGAATAACCCCTCTTTAAGCGCTTTATACAGCGGTCTGTTTCGCTACCCTTATCCCCCTACTAGACTACCTCATTACGTGCTGCTATGGGGCTGTATGCACGTCTATATGGCTTTCTTGTTGTGGGGCTGTAGGGTCGTTATCGAGCAGTGTTATTATAGTTGCTTTTGTGCAATGATTGTTGTGTTGCTATCGCTTGGCTGTTACAGGCGGGTTGTCGTTTGCTTATTAGTTTCATTGCGCCGCTGTCTGTTGGTTATTGTCTTGTTGTCATTGTCTAAGCGTCAATTGGTTTCCATTGTCATTCGGTCTACTGGTTTAGCAGTCCATCCGATAATGACTCTGACCCCATTTGTTTCACATGAAACATAGCCGAACCTATTCCAAAAGCAACTATATTGCACTAAAGCAACACAACTGGATAGGTGTACAGTAGCGGGAGGGTGTATTGTTGCAAATGTGTTAAGAGGGTGGGCGTACAGGGAACCTAGAGGTTAGACAGAGGGGGTGGTAGAGGGTTCTGTGCTGCCTAACTCATTGACCCACAAAGGTATTTATAAACTCTCTTTGTTGGGCGAGGACTTATACTGTGCACTGGCATGGTGCAAACAGGTCGTCTGTTGATAACCTACCTGTCCGGCCTAGTTATCCACAATTCAAGATGGAAGCGATTAGAGTCGTTTAGAGCGATTCTTTGTTTGGGGCGTATGCAGGTATAGGTACTGCTTAGAAGTCGCGTCCTAGAGATATTTTAAGGGCTTAGAACGTATGTTTTTGGGCGGGTTTGGGCTGTTAAGCACCACTTCCGATTCAGTAGATATTTATCGCCTACCTGAAAATCACTTATCAGGAACAAGACACTTTCTGTAAAAATTTTCTATAAAATCCAATAGAATCTACCTTGACACACCCTTCGATATTTTATACAATCTTCTCGTCAAATCTTTCGGGAGAACGTCATGGCAAATTTAATTTTTTACAAACGTGTGTCTACTTCAGAACAAGGTGACAGCCGTCTCGGATTGGATGCCCAACAAGCGGATCTTGAAAGATTTGCAAGAAACGGTGGACACACAATTATCGATAGTATGGAAGAAGTTGTCAGCGGGAAATACGACCTTGATAGGCGTCCTGTACTGAAGAAAGCCCTGCAGAGGGCTGCAAAAGATGGCTGCATTGTAGTTGTGTCCAAGCTTGATCGCCTATCCCGTAAAGCATCTTTCATCTTGTCCTTGATGGACACGAAAGCCCCGTTTGCCTCTGCTGAAGATGGATTGGAATGCCCTCCCCTGCAGCTCCACGTAAGGGCTATTATTGCAGAGGATGAGCGTAGAAGGATTGGTGAGCGTACAAAAGCTGCATTAGCTCAAGTGAAAGCTCGTGGGATTAAGCTGGGAGGGATTGTTAAGAACCATGATGTCGGTATCCAAAAAGGCGCAGCCACAAATAAAGCTGAAGCTGACGCCTTTGCAGAGTTTTTGAAACCTGTTCTGAAACGTATGAGGGATGTTGGTATGAGCGTGAATCAGATTGCTCAGGAGTTGAATGAGCAAGGAACCAAAACAGCCCGTGGCGGGAAGTGGTATCCTACTACTGTGTTGAATGTGATGAGGCGGTGGTAGTTTTAATCTTCTATACCCTAAGCCCACCTATCATTGTCAAAATCCTCTTTAGAGAAAGGATACCTGCTGTCCCAATCTGAGAGCACACGATAGTTATGCCTTTCTTCTGGAGGAATTGAGCCTAAAGAGAGCAGAAGCTGTTTCATTCCTTCTACCTCTGCCCAATTCTCCCAACCGTCTTGCAGGAGTCTTTGTATCATGTACTTCGTTGTTTGACGGTATGCACGTACTTTATTCACTTCACCAATCCCCTCCAAGGAAGGTCTTGATAGCTGCTGTCTAAATCAAATTCAAATGTCTTGAAAAACAAAGCATCATCAGGGTTACTTCCAGAGCATTTCCATGTTCCCCCACACCAATAGGAATATTTAAGCTGATTATCTTCGTCGTGTACAGATGACATATCCCGCTCATACACGCCTTCATGGACGGGAGGCTCCGCAGGAGAAAACCACTGTGTTACATGTTGCATATTCCTAGCCCTTTCAAACAATCTATTTATTCTGTCAAATGCTACTCCATCACCGGGAAGAGGGTCGCGTCCCACAAGCTTATCAAGTTTGTAATCTTTCATAGCTTTAACCCCTCTACACCAATCCGTACCTGTTCCACAATCTCTTCCCTCGTATGCTCTACATCAAGTCCATCTTCATGGCGTTGCTTAAACCCTCTCGGAAGAGTCATCTCAACAGGAATACCTAAGGCAATTCCTGCTACACCTCCTGCAAGGTCTGCTCCTGTTTGACCGCCTGAGACGATCTTGGAGATATTTAGATGCGGAGTGGCCTGCTTCAGCACATCATAGATGTGTTGGTTCACTTGTTCTTGATTTACGTCTTGCAGGTTGAGAGTATAAATCCCATTCCCCGCAATATTTAACACAGATGGATTTATTTTGTTGCAAACACACCAAACCAATCTTGCTGCGCTGATCGTAGGGAGTTGCAACGCAATAGGTGCATACTTTTCTCCAGCAGCCTTCTTCGTCAGCCTTTCCCCTGCTGTTGTGAAGTCCACAGCAAAAGCAATTGTCAAATCTGCAACAGAAGCATTATGGTACGTCCTTGGAGCGTAGCTGCTTGACTTATGTTCTGTAATAGTCAGTAGATCAGTAAACATAGTCATCCCTAAACTCAGACAAGTGAATTTCATTAACAAACGCACAACACTCCCTTGCACCCTGCTCATTGCAGACGGCTGTCAGGACCCACCAAGGGATGATGTTATTCCAGCTCACTGTTTTTCCTCTGTTCGTTTACATTCAGATTGTAACATTGCTTCACGAAAATTTTCTAGCTCTTTAATCAACGTGTCAATCTTATTTAAGCGTTCTTGAAGTTTTGTTGGCACGTATCCAAATTCTAGTGAAATCTTCCTGCTGCAGTCAGAGATAGAAAAACAAGCATCAACCCAATCACCAGCGTATTGGTAAATGTAAGCTTCAAATGCAGCCAAGCCTTCCTGATCATTCAGAAAACCACGTTTATAGTATACTTCAGTCTCATTCATCTGTTTTCTCCCAATTAGTTGAATTCTTTTTCACAACCCCACTATACGAAGATTCATCTGAGGATGGGGAGCCGTTCCGGCTCCATTTATCATAAACTTTACACAGCAACCAGAAGGCAAGAAGCAAGATACCTCCTGCAACCCACCCTCCAAGCCCTAGTGCAAGAGCTGTTAATTGTGCGGAAGACATTTATTCCTCTCCTAAGTACAGAATGCCTTGTGAATCGTAGTAATACCAAGTACCTGAGTTTTGCTCTAAGTCAAGCTCCTTCCACCTAACAGATGGGTCCCAAGATCGAGCGTAATACTCTAGCACTTCTACTTTAGTATCGTCTGGGAATTGTTGCAAGAACTCGATTAATTCTTTTGTTGTGCACATTATAATTTCCAATTATATTTAGGGTCTGGAACAAAACAAATAGCAATTTTGCAATCATACCCCATCCACCCTCTTCCCTCTGGTTTTGGATAACCGATACCTTCATAAGCTTTCACGAGCCACCCACCTTCAATTTTTGCCCTGAAAACATGGTCGTCAACCTTTTCCCACTTCAATTCCACTGCTTTATCCACAACCACTTTCATCCACTTCTGTTTAAATACTAATTACAAACCACTGTTACAGTTTCTTTTATGTTATCTCTATGTAATGCTCTTGTATTTCTTGATGTATAGGGTTATAACACCTAACTCTTTTCACTCTTTCCAACCAAACCCACCTATCCGTGTTCCAGCAGAACACCGGAAGGAATGCAAAGATTGTTTCGATCCCTTCTCTAGATCTTTCCCGCTCTTCACGTTCAATTTGTGTTCTGCCAAGTTTCATTCCGTTTCCTTTTCCGGCTCAGGCAACTTACTCACCATAATTGCAAAGTCTGTCAAAGTTTTCTTCGCATCATCAAACTGGCGCATGGCTTCAGTCATTTTCCGACATGCTTCTGTGATGCTTGAGCGGAAGTTATAACCTGCTCCAAGGTTTATTTCATCACCTACTTACAACTCTTAATTTTCCGAATTTACTGCCAATTTCAATCATTAAGCAGCGTCCTCTGTGTCTACACTTTCAGCCAAGCCTTCCATGCACCTGAAGTGAAATGCTTTACTTTTTAGGAAGTATGGCTGCATATTACCTGTTTCGATCCGAAGAATGATGCCCTCTCCGGGATGGCTTGGATCAATGTAATCTGCACTCATACCGGGATAATTCTCTGTCAGGTGTTCAACTTCAGACATCAGTGCTTCAAGGTTTCCATTGTAGATCATTGGAGGACGTACTTCAAACGTAGGATTGATCCCACGCTCCTTGCACCATTGTTCCAACTGCGGTTGTGTAAAGTCCACATTCTCACCTTCTTCTGTCAGGTAGGTGATACGGTATACGTGGAAGCGGTACTCATGCTCTGCACAGCCGTACTTGTAGACAATTTGTTTGCCATACTTCTTCACAAAGTCTTTGTTCTTTGTTGCGTCACCTGAATGCACAGCCATAATCGGCTTACCGTTTGCATACCCTGCAATCTCACCGTAGATTGTCATGCCCTTCTTCATGTGCGGCTTTAGCATTTCAGCCACTTCGAAACGGAAAGCCTCAGAGCCGTGGAAACCTTCTTTCTCAGGGGTCGTCAATACCACATTACGAGTGCCTACAACATGATCCCATACGTACTCCGGGAAGACAGGTACTACCTTGTTTACAAGCTGCTTCCACTTCGGAAGTTCTTTGAATACCTTTGTGTAGCTGTTCCGATGAGATGTACCATGCACCTTCGCGTGGAAGTAGATCAGAGCACCGACAGGGATCATTGCAGCGTTGTGTTTGAACTGTGCACTGTCTTGATGCTTTTCGAAGTAGGGTGTTTCAGCTCTCTTCTTTTGTTTCGGACGATTTTGTTTTGCGATTGCGTCCCGTGTGGCTTGGGAAACATACTTGCAGCAGATCACATTTCCTTCAATGTTGTCAAACTCTGTCCCTAGTTGTACATATTTTGCACGAGACATTTCATCGTGTGTGTACACTAGGTAGGACAAACTCTCAAGTGGCATGAAAAGACCCTCGCTGCGCACCTTAAGGAACGGCTGTGCACGTACGCGCCGATTCTCTTCGAAGAAGCCTGTCTTCTCAGGATTCTTGTTCAGGTGTGCTTTGCGGAACAGATTATTCTCATGGCAATATTCTTCTGACAGTTGAACATCTACTGGGAAGAATACACCCACAGACCCTTCTACCACATCTTTGCTTACGATGACACGTTCACCGAGAACGATTGCAATGTGAATCTTGTCAGCACCGAGAATGGGAATTGTTTGTGTTACTTTTGCGATGATTGCTTTATGACTCATTGCTGCTCCTTAAATTTCTTTCTAGCTTCTTCAAACGAAATTGGCGTGTAGTTGATTTGTTCGACGCTGACACAGAGGTATCGTGGGTCGTATGTATCACCATACTCCCTGTGCCAATCAATGTATTCTACCCTACTACTATGCAAATGCCCGTGAATATTTCCACCACACCATCTAGCCAAGCTTTTAGGGTGAATTGGAATATGCGTCAAGATATAGTTATCAAGCTTATGGCTTCCACGGACATCTTTGAAATACGGTGTGTACTCCTCAAGCCGGAAGATATCGTGGTTCCCACGAATGAGAACTTTTTCACCGTTCAGCCTGCCACAAATTTGCAGAGCTTTCCGATTAATCACAACATCCCCGAGATGATACACCTTATCCTTTGGCCCTACCACTTTGTTCCAGTTTGCTACAAGAGCCTCATCCATCTCTTCCACATTACCCCAAGGACGGAGTTTTGAGCCGTCATTGTTGAGGAATTGTGTGACGCCTTTGTGTCCGAAATGTGTATCGGAAATCAGGAAAACGTTCGACATTAGTGAATCTTTCTAGAGTTTTGTTTACAAACGAACCTAATCATCTTCCAAGCAAGGAAGAAAAGCAACACGAAAATATTTATGATCGGTATGATCGCATAGAAGCATACTAGATAAAAATCTTTCCAATAGTGTACCTCCACAAACTCACTCATGCGCTTGCTGTAGATTGCAGAGATTGCCAAACCAATTAAAATGCAACCCGAAATGAAAGAGATGCCTAAAAGTAATTCCATATCTAACTCATTAACTTACTACTTGACGTTTTACCTCATATCCACCGATACCTACCACGGATACTACAGTATCAAGCATTTCGATAGTAGCTGCGTCTTTGACGGCAGTAATGTTGGCGTTGTAGTCCTTTGCAGCAGCTACAGCCAAGCTCATCATAGAGCCGTCATGGCCGTTCACGAAACCTACATAGTTTTTCATTTGTTGCATTTGTTTCTCCTAGAGAATGGATTGTTTAATACTTCTCATTAGTGAGAAGTTTACTGCTTTAAGTTGATACCAGAATTCTATAGCAAGCATTTGCACATTGCAAGTAATTTCTGTAAAAGAAAAGCCCTGTCGCATCTCTGCAAACAGGGCTTGTAAGGCATACTTTACACAATTGCTTGAACTTCTACTGCCGTAGCTTTCTTAACGCGAGGTTTACGAACAGGCTTCATTGCAGCCTCTTCTTTAGCTTTGAAGTATTCGTTGCGTTTGTTGTAGCGATCCAAGAATTGAGCCGGGTCAAGCCACAAATCAACACCTTTAAGCAAGTCTTCCATTTCAGCATCAGTTAGGAATCCGGTGTAAGTGTTTCGCAACACTTTTTCCATATGCTTCAAAGTATACGCGGATTCAGCTTTGAAATCAGAGTATTTCCCGCCAGAACCGCACCCACCGTTGTGGATCAGGAAGTTTGAGTTTTCAGAAAGTACAAACTCATCGGCATTTAGCAAAATGATTGTTCCAGCAGAGTGCACACCGCCTGAAGCCTTTACAATTACCCGCCCGTCACATTGGTGCATTGCTTGCAGGAGCGTGTCTGTTGCATCAATAGATCCGCCATTGGTTTGTAGGTTGATGACGACAACATCGTTCTCTGTTGCTGCTGAGAGCACTTCCACAGCCCCCACAAATTGTTGAGGTGATTCAATAGTACCATACAGATAAATATTGTAGATACCTGCACGGACTGGGGAATAGGTGATAGGGAACTCATCAAACTCTGTGAATGGGTATCCTGCTCGTTTTGTGTTCAGTGTATTTAGTTTTACTTCATTCATATGATCTCCTCATTTACCATGTTTGGCAGAGTACTCTTCACCCTGTTCATTGAGTTTTTGAATCATCTTTTCTCGATACGCACATGCCATTGCGAAAGCTGGAAGTAACCCAAACCTTGTTACCGAGAAACATTTCGTGCACTGCCTTTGCTCTATTCCTTCTTGCCATCGCGCCACGGCATACAAGGTCTTACCAGACTTGGTGGTGCTCCACACCACGCCCGTAAATCCGCTGGAGTTGGTGACTTTCTTTCCTTTGTTATGGGCCTGTTTGTGGTATGTCTCCCATCTTATATTTCCTTTTACATACCCTACATCGTTATCTATTCGTCCTACGCTATAACGTTTTCCGTCTGCAGGTTTCGGGCCGAGGTGTTCATAAAAAGCATCCATACTCTCCACAAATTCTTGATCGATTGTCAACCCTCTTCCTCCATACTCAGGATAAAGCTTGCAAGTTGGATCAAGGATTCTCCGTTTGATGAGGTTCCACACTGAGTAATCTTTTGTGTTAGCATAGCCGTGTTTTAAACTTTGTTTTCCTGCGACATCTCTTGCATAGCAGCCACAAGATTTTGTTTGCCCACTCGTGATAGCATACGCCTCTCGCTCAATGGTGTTCCCACACTCACATTGAAACAGCCACAACAAGCTGTTTTTGTAATTTTTGTTTCCAGTTTTATGGAGGGCAGTAAGTCTGTTAAACTTTTGTCCAGCGATTTCAACTATCTTGCTCATGCGTTATCAAAAACCTTAATCCAAAACTTTGTAAGACCAGACCGAACACAGTCATCGTTTGTGAAGACAACTGTGCCGATGTTTGTAAAAGCTTGATTCATATCTTCCGTGTCAAGGTAGTTTGGGCGTGAACGTTTAACATCATCTAGTAGGCTGTACATCCACTTCAAACCACTCTCCCCTTTCAAGTCAACCTGCTTCCAATCTCCACAAAAAATGAGTTGAGAATCTTCTTCAGCACGGGTAAGTAGTGCTTTCATGCTTGATACGTCTAGGTTCTGGCTTTCGTCAACAATTACAACGGATCGTTTATAGGAGCGTCCACGACAATCTTCTGCGCTCTCTAGAATGAGTTTTTCATTCTCAAGCATATAATTAATCTCGCCGCGCCCTAGTACAAGTGTTAGGTCATCCAACATAGTTTGCATCAAAGGCTTCAACTTTTCGAACTGAGAACCTTTTTTAAAACCCACAGTTTTCCCAAGAGGTTCCGCAGGCCGGATTAGAACAATCTGGTCAACATTTCCCTTCAGATATTCGTTTGCGGCATGTGTACATGCAAGGTACGTCTTTCCTACCCCTGCAGCGCCCCCTAGTACAACCATTTGCTTTGTTCTAAGGTGGTCTAAGGCTAAGGATTGGTTTTGATTCTTTGCTTCAATGTGGAGTGCTTTCCTCACTCGGGATTCTTGGAATTTTATTGGTTTTACAGGAGCATCAGCAACCTCTTTTATAATTTTGCGCTGATTACGAGCGGCATTCTTACTCATTGTCACCTCTTTCTTATTTATTACTTAAACAACGTCCTTTTGCAGCAGTGCTGCCGTCTTCCTTTTTTCTTCTAGACGCTTCCTCCCCCACGATGCTAAAATCATTTGTTCAAAAGATGCCTTATCGGGAATATCCCCTGTCCAGAAACATTCTAGGCAGGCTTCCAAGTAAGCAACACGAGCTTCAGCTTCAAGCACTCGTGTCTTTAATTCTGCAACATGAGACTTAGACATTTTCTTGTTCAGCCTTTTGACGAGCCTTTTCTGCCCTTGCTTTACGTGCAATTGCCATAATCTCTGAGCGAGTAAGCTTTGGAGTTTCATTCTCATCTACTTCACGGACAAGATGACACTCATACTGGAAGCCAGCAACAGGCATTCGTTCTTCGTCAAACTCCCAACCAACTGAAAGGGCTTCTGCCAACTCAAGGTTGTATACGATGAAAGACGGGGTGACGATCCATTTATACTGTTTCATATTCAAGCTCCTCTGTATGCTCGGGGTTAAAATATAGGGAATAGTGCGGGTCTTTGGCAGCTTCTTCTGATTCCAGCTCTAGAAGCCATTTATCAAGGTCGAATTTTTCGCTCACAATTTTGTACCTCCTTGGATTACTCCGAGAAGAGGTTCAAGGAAGCGTTCTCCCTCTTTGTGCATGAATTCTAGAACGCTTTGTCGTGCTTCTTTGAAATCGTTGGCACCAGCTACAGCAATGCTTCGAAGTTTTCTGTTGGTGTCTCGGTAGTAGAAATTTACGTTCATTTAGTATCCCCTAGCTTACGTACAACGTTTCCGCTGATGGCATAAGAAGACCCCAGAAAACTGACGACAGTCTTATTTGTGATCAGTCCAATCATGATAATAAAGTAATATTTTATCCATCTAGTCATTGACAAAACCCTCTTCCCAATAAAATCCAAGATAGTATTGAAGTACAGTTTTAAACGCAGCAATGTAACGCAGATTTGCCTCCAAATCTTCTTGTTGATGCTCTTTGAGATGTTTCTTCTTAGATAAGTTTTCGGTTTCTTTTCGCAAAGTCTTGTAATGATATATCAGGGACTCCCGCGCAATATCATCTAGCACGTCTGCAGGTAGTGTAACGGGCATAATTTCCTCAGGTTGTTTGTGTATATGCAGTTTGATGTATGGAAAACTGTCTGTCAAGGAATTTTTGAAATTTCACACTTCTCATTGTTGAGAAGTTTTCGTACTTGCTTCAGGAGAGCTTTTGCTTTGTTGATTTTCTGCAATGTTTCTGAATCGTTCCTTGCTGAGTATCTTTTTACTATTTGGGAAATCCTTTGTCGGCTGATTGTTTGAAAGCGCTCTGCAATTTCTTCTATAGTCATTTCGTGAATTCGTTTCATTTATTTCCTCCATACTTATAAGTATAAGCCACTTGTTGCATTTTGTCAAGACTTGACATTTTCATTTGGATGTGGAAATAAATATTGACAAATGACAAAGTTGGTATATACTGTAAATATGAAGAGCAAATTTCGAAAAGGAACTAAATGAGTAATCTTGTCGTAGTTACACAAGAGGAAAATCCAAGTTTCCTGAAAGACAAGATACAACTCCAGAAACTCCTGAAAGATCTTAACAAGGCCAGCAAGGAAGCGCTTGAGATTCTTGTTAATATCATGGAAACAACAAAGGATGAGAAGCTGAAGGCGCAATGTGCTAAAGACATTCTTCAGTTTACAATTGCAACGAACAAAGAAGTGAATGCCGATCAGATGCAACGTCTGATTGCTGAAATCAAGCTCAATCGAGCACCACAAGGTAAGCTAATCCCTTTGAATGACCCTGAAGATGTTTCCAGTGGGAAGGGGGTTGGGGATAGGCCGGTGGTCGATTTCTCAACCGTGAGAAGTCTTGAATAAAGTTTAATAAGGTTATGGTGATGTAGCCCGTCATGGGGTAGCTACGGTAGGTTAATCCTGCTCGCCGTGAGGCGTTCTGGTTCGAGTCCAGAGATCACCAAATTTATAGAGGATTGGCTGAGTGGCTGATAGCAGCGGATTGCTAATCCGCAGGGTCTGTAAAGGCTCCATAGGTTCGAATCCTATATCCTCTGCCAAGACACTTGATGGTAGACTTAGGGCCATAAGGAATACAGTGGAAGGTTGTTTGGTGATGCGGGTTCGAGCCCCGTCTTAGAGCAGGATAGCCACCATAGATACTAGTTACTAGAAGCTGTATTTGCTGCCATCAAATGTGTTGGTTTAATTTATGTGGAAGCGCCATCCGATTGGCGACGGAGCCGGTCTTGAAAACCGTGTGAGTTATGCTAACGCATAGCCTTGGGAGTTCGACTCTACCCCGCTTCCTCCAAAGATTTTGTGGAGAGGACTTCCGGTTTGGGAGGTCAAAGTGCATTTGCAAGGTAGCGTGGCAGTGTACAAGCATTTAGAACCCTTCTTGGTGAGAGCCTTGAAGGGTTTTTGTGTTGGAGTGGTTTTAAAGAGGCGTCCTTGGTAGGCATCAACCCTCCAAAATACTGAGGCCGACCTCTTTAAAATTATTTCAACAACAACCTTGGAGGGTTGATATTATGCAACAACTGAATCTGTTTTAGAGGCAAAAAGTGTGTGATGTTGGTATAAGTCCGGTTAGGCACAAAATTTATGAGGACGGGAAGAGAACACGAGGCTACTCTGTGTGGCACAGTATGTTAAATAGGGCCTATAACTTGAAACGGACTGCGGGTAAGAAGGCTTATGAAGGCGTCGCCGTTTGCGATGAGTGGTTGTCAGGGGATGTGTTTATTGATTGGTGTGAGAAACAAGTTGGATTTTCTGACCCATTGTTTCAACTTGACAAAGATATCTTAGTGAAATGGAATAAGATTTACTCACCAAAGACATGCGTGTTTGTACCTCGTGAGATTAACTTAGCAATTACTAGAAGTGACTCTAGCAGGGGTGAATTTCCTATAGGTGTTTCTTGGAGTCATAAATCGGAAAAGTTTGGGGCCTATTTAAGTGAGTTTGGTAAACTTAGATACCTCGGAATGTTTCCAACACCAGAGGAAGCTTTCTACACATATAAGTCAGCTAAAGAGAAGTATTTAAAAGTTCTTGCTGACAAATATAAAGATGTCATAGACCGCAGATGTTATGAAGCTCTTTGTGCGTATCAGGTGGAGATAACGGATTAAATATGAGCAAACGAATTTACGGCCCCTGTAGTGAACGTCAACGTCTATTTCTAATGGACACAACAACAGACGTAATTTTGCTTGGTGGTAAACAATCTGCCTCCAAGGGTAAAAAACAACTCTCTAATTGCTGGAAAATCTCGATGAGACAATCAGCAGCGAAGGTTCTCAATGATGAGAACAACGTTCAACGACTAGCCGAAAGGCGTACACCTAAGCGGGTGGAAACGGGAGTCTCCTTGACAGGATGAAGATATAGTCTGAACTGCATGGCGACATGCAGCAGCTTTGCAAAAGCGGGGTAGTAGTAGCGATACTACCTGAACATATTTGGGCGCTGGAGGAGGCAAATCATTCACCTGTCTTACAAAAAACCTAGACGGCTTAGACGATCCATATTTCCGCTGCACTATCTTTCGTCGCACATACCCAGAGCTTAAACGTCAGGGTGGTTTGATTGACGAAAGCAAGCAAGTATACAGAGATTTTGGTGGTGTCTACAAATCACAGGCAATGAAGTGGATTTTCCCAAGTGGCGCAGAAGTTTCGTTTTCTGCTATCTCTTGTGACGATGATCTAGGCTCTTGGCAAGGCTCACAGTTGGTTCGTGCACTAGTGGACGAAGCTGCAGATAAGTGGACAGAGAAGCAGGTTTTGTTTCTGTTGTCTCGTTTGCGGTCAGCACATTCTAAAATTCATCCTCAACTAATTTTGACATGTAACCCAGACATTAATTCGTTCTTGAAGTCTTGGGTGGATTTCTGTTTAGATCCAGACACAGGGGTTCCTGTCGAGGGGACAGAAAATCGGGTTAGGTGGTTCATTGTTATTGACAATAAGGCACACTGGGCTGATTCCCCTGAAGAGGTGTTTGAGAAGTATGGTAAGCCGCGCAACATGATTTATGCACACGGGCTTACTGAGGAAGAAATGAATAGTTACTCTCCTCAAGAACGCCTCCGCTTGTGCATGCCTAAGTCTTTCCGGTTTCTGCCTACCGGAGTGTTTGACAATCCTTACCTGCTCCCGCCAAGGAACAATAGCTATCTGCCAAACTTGCTGGCACAGCCGTATGTCAACCAGCTTAAGTACCTCCATGGATCATGGACGGCTAAGGAAGCTGCAGGAGGCTACTTCAAACGTGAATGGACTCCTATCGTAGATTATCCTCCTGAGAATCCTATCTCCCGTGTTCGCTCTTGGGACTTTGCAGCCTCTGAAGAAAGCGTTGCCAATCCCAACCCTGACTGGACTGCAGGGGTGAAGATGTCACGGGATAAGTATGGAATCTATTACATTGAACACGTCGAACGCTTCCGTGCAAGAACTGACAAGGTATTGAAAGAGGTTATTGACGTAGCTAAGTCGGATGGTTTGGACGAATGTGGTGTGACCATCCCTAAAGACCCCGGTGCAGCAGGAGCTACAGCAAATGCCTTCTATATTAGGACGCTTGCAGAAGCAGGGGTAGCAGCTAAATCATGTACGATTTCTGGGCACAGTGGCAAGGTAACACGTTTCAAGCCATTTGCTGCATTAGCAGAGAGCGGTTCTGTTAGGGTGGTTAGAGGTGATTGGAATGATGCTTTCTTTAATGAGCTAGAAGAATTCGATGGCTCAAGGGGTAAGAAGGACGACCAGGTGGATGCTGTGTCGGATGCTTTTGCTACTTTGGCAAGACAGTTGCAGATGCCGACGATTGTGATCCCTTCTCTGGAACAACCCTCCCCAATTCCAACAGTTTAAAAATTGTCAAGACTTGACATTTTGAAATAACCTATTGACAAATTACCTTCAGGAATGTATAATAGTATTAAACATAAGGAGTAAATTCAATATGCCTGATGCGCAGAACACGCCGACAGGCGTAGAATCTGCTCTGCAGCCAGACAAAGACTCTGTAATCCCCCGAATCTCCCTCGGTGAGCAAGGAATAATTGGCCTTCGAATCCGCGCAAAGCAGATCGTAGAAGAAACCAACGCAGCCTTCCGCTATCCAAATTTCATCCGTACTGTAAACGAAATGCGCCACAACACCACTGTTGGCTCGGCTATGAACGTCTACAGAATGATGATGGGCAGGGTGAAGTGGGACGTAGAGCCTCCTGTCGGTGCAACAGAACAAGATAAAGCACGTACTGCTGCTGTCCGTACAATGATGGATGACATGGAGCACTCGTGGGCCTCGTTCATCGAAAGTGTTATACCCTCCCTCGAATATGGTTTTGCAATCAACGAGAAAGTATTTCGTAGACGTTTGAAGCGAAACGGCTCTAAATACAATGACGGTATCGTTGGTTTGCGTAAACTTCCAACTCGAAACCAAGATACGATTTGTGGGTGGGGGTTTTCAGAAGATGGTTCAGATCTCCTCCATGTGGAGCAGTCTCTACAAAACCTAGAAAATTCTTATAGGTTCCAAAACCGCACGAACGTCAACGGTAAGATAGAAATCCCACGAAGCAAGTTTCTTCTATTTTCTGCTTCCGCCAATAAAGGCAATCCAGAAGGTAACTCGATATACAAGAACGTATATCTCGCTTACAAAAGGCTTGAGCTTCTACAAGACCAAGAACTCCTTGGAATTGCGAAGGACGTACAAGGGATTTTGAAAATCGAAATCCCTGTCAAGTATCTTGACCCTAACGCATCAGCAGAAGATCAAGCTGTTAAGGAAGCGTTTCAAAAGATCATCGATAACTACAATGCCGGAACCCAGAGAGGTTTGCTGCTGCCGAGAATTCTAGATGAAAAGGGTATTTCGTTATTTGATTACTCTCTCATGGAAAGCAAGGGCGGTGCCAAATACGATACCGAATCAGTTATCCGCAGACTCCAACAAGACATCCTCTCAGCACTAAACGTTGACATCTTGAAAATGGGTGCAGAGGGCACTGGCAGTTTCTCTCTCGCTCAGACCAAAACATCTGTTTTAGCTCTCGCTATTGATTATCGTCTGCGAGAAATCCAAGAAGTTCTCAACTCCGATTTGATGCGCTCAATCTTTGAGTTGAATGGTTGGGGTTGTGAAAACCTTCCTAAATTCGTTTACGCAGATGTTGAAGAGATCGATTTGGAAACATTTAGTAAGGCTTGCCAGCGCCTGTTCTCCACAAGTGCAATTGAAGTGGATCGTAAAGTCATGAATAGGATTCGTGAAGCTATTGGCGTTGACGCGAAGCCTGATGATGAAGAGGTGGATGTAGATAACCTCCCCGGAAATCTAGTAGGAATGTCTTCTCGATCTGGCGATGGGATGGAAGTCGGTACGACTGGGAACGGTACATCTAAGGGTGGGGGTTCTGGTCAAAACTCTTCAGACAATAATTCAGATAATGCAGCATAAATAAGGAGGCTGAACATGCCAAAATCGCACAGTCTCTTTAGGCTGTATTCAAAAATTCACAATGTCCCCCATCTTATCACACCAGAAGCTTTCACCGTAATTCTAGACTATCTTGATAGCAGAAATCAAGCTGGAATCATCAAAGCAGATATCTACGAAGAAGACTATGAATCTCTGGAAGAAGACCAACCGAAAATGTACAAGGATGGTCTTGGTGTTCTTCGTGTTGATGGCTCTTTGACCTACAAGCCAGTGATGACAATGTGTGGCTCTGTCGGAACAAGCTACACACAACTCGTAGAGCAAGTTGAAGAGATGGCTGAAGCAGGTGTTCGGACAATTGTCATGGAAGTAACTTCCGGTGGTGGTGAAGCATCTCACGTTTTCCAAGCTTGTGAAGACATCCGTGCAATCTGTGATGAACATAACATCAAAATGATTGGCTACGCAGATACCGTTGCAGCTAGTGCGGCTTATGCGTTGATTTGCGTCTGCGATGAAGTGATTGCAAATCCGTCAGCTTCGCTAGGCTCTATTGGCTGTGTTGTAGCCCTTCTAGATGCTTCGGAAGCAATGAAGAAAGAAGGATACAGACGAATCTTCGTAACTTCAGGCGAGAACAAAGTGCCCTTCAATGAAGACGGATTCTCCTTCAAAAAAGAATTTCTAGAAGAGATTCAAGAAGACGTTGACAAGCTTAATGTGGAATTCTCAGAGCATGTAAGCCGTTATACCGGTCTTTCCGCAGACACGATCATGGGTTTTGAAGCTAAGTGCTTCAATGCAGACGAGGCGTTAGAACGTGGCCTGTGCAACAAGATTATGACTAACCGAGAGTTTGCTGCTTATGTGGCTGACTTGCATAAGAGGAGCATTTAATGCTTAAGGAAAACCAAATGTTGAGGAGCATTACAAAGCTCTTCACTGGTGAGAAAGAAAGTGAAGAAATGAAAAAAGATGAGGCGCAAGCTTCTGAAACTAGTCTGACAATCACTGGCCAAGTGGTTGCAGATCTCACAGCAGGGATGGAAAAACTGCAAGCGGACTTTGAGGCATTTAAGACAGAAGCTAACGCATTGATTGCTCAAGCAGATGCGGAAAAAGCTGAACTGAAAAAACAGGTTGAAACACTCGTTGTAGAAAAAGCCGCAATGATTGCCGATGCTGCTGCTAAAAAACTTGCAACTCGCAAAGCGAAAGTTGAGGCAGCAATTGGCGAGAATGAACGTGCAGCAAAACTGCTTACTGCTACTGAACAAATGGAAGACGCAGCGTTTGAAGCCATTGTAGCTGCTCTTGAAACTTCAATTGATGCTGAAGCCAAATCGCAAATGTTTACTGAAGCCGGTGTCGCTGCTTCTGCCGATGTGACGAAAGTTGCTGAAGGTTCTGGCACCAAAAAACTGCAGGCTCTTATTGAGGCTGAACTTGGAATTACTGCGCAATAAGTAGCGCACATTCAATTAATATTTTAAAGGAAATCAAATGACTGTTGTTGCTACAGATACCCGCCGGTATTCGAACCTAGTCAAGCGCGAAATGTGGGCCGAATGGGGCTACTGCAAGAAGCTTGTCACCGTATATCAAGGTGCTGCTACTCTCGCTATTGGTGCCGTTCTCGGCAAATTTATTGCTTCTCCTACTGGCACTGCTTCCGCTGCTGCTGGTAACACTGGTAATGGAGCTATGGGTGCTGTTACCGTCACTTCTAACAAAAATCTTCAACTCGGCACTTACAAAGTAACGATTGTTAAGGCTGCTGCAAACGCTGGTGACTTCGTTGTTACTGATCCTGCTGGTGATGTTGCAGGTTTTGGTACGGTTGCCGTCGCGTACAGCCAAGGCGGTATTGCTTTCACCCTTGCTGACGGTGCTACTGACTTTGTGGTTGGTGACTCTTTCAATATCGTTGTAGCTGGCACTGAGAAATACAAGCTTGTCGAAGCTACTGCAACTGATGGGACTGAGGTAGCTAGTGTTGTGGTGGTTGGTAATGCAACCGGCAACGCTGTATCTACTGCTGTCACTGCAAACACTGATACGTCGTTCCTCGTGCTATATCGCGGCCCTTGCGCTGTTGCTGATACCGCTCTCTCGTACGGCACTTCTGTCAACACCGATGACGAGAAAACTGCACTGTACAACCAGCTTCGTGCTGTTGGTATTGACGTACTGACTCAGATCTAATTTTAAAGGAAACAAATAATGCTAGTTCGTAGCCCAACTAATAATTTTGAACTTGTCGATCTGACAGATGCAGTACGCAACCTGCCGATTCAGTATGGTACGTTCAACCAACTTGGCATCTTCACTGAAGAGGGTGTTGCAAGCGATGCAGTGATGTTTGAAGAGCTGACTCAAGATGGTGCACTGATTGTTGACCGCGTTCGTGGTGAAAAGAATCTGGTGTCGAAAGATGGTACTCGCAAATTGCATACCTTTGCAGTTCCGCATTTCCCGCTGGATGACTATATCTCTCCGAAGGATCTGCAGAACGTCTCTGCTTACGAGAAGCTTGACGAAGCAGAGAAACTCGAACTTGTCCGTGCACGGAAGATTGCACGCCTGCGTCAGAACCATGACTGGACTCTGAACAAGGCTCGTGCTCAGGCCCTGTTCTCTGGTACGGCTTATGCCCCTAACGGCACTGTGACCCAAGACTGGAATACCGAGTTTAGCGTAACTCGTACTGAAGTGGACTTCCTGTTTGGTACTTCCACCACTGAAGTTCTGTCGAAGATTGAACTGGTTATTCAGGCAGTGCATGACGGCATGGCTGGCGAAGCTGGCTTCACTGGTATCGTTGCCCCGGTATCTACTGGCTTCTTCAACAAGCTGATCACTCACGCTTCTGTGCAGAACGCCTACAAGTATTTCACCTCGATCCAGTCGCAAGATCCGATGCGTACTCGCCTTGCAGGTAACAATTCCCCGATGCCTAACGGTCGTGAGTTCTTCTTCGGTGGTATCACCTTCCGTGAAATTCGGGACTCTTATAGCGGCACCAGCATTGTAACTGCAAACGAAGGTATTGCAGTTCCGACTGGCTCTGATAAGTTTAAAACGTTCTTCAGCCCATGCGAAAGGTTCGGATTGGTAAACACGCTTGGAGAAAAAATGTATTTGTTCGAGCAAGCTGCATCTAATGGGACGAAGATCGAATTGGAGTCCGAATCTAACCATATCTCGGCTTTGCTCCGTCCTCAAGCTGTGATTCGGTTGTACACAAGCAACTAATTAGAAATTTTGTCAGATAATTACTGACCAATTTCTTGATCAAAAGCAACTGTCTATGTTATAATGCGCAGTTGCTTTGAATGAGGGAATTGATGACTAAAAAATTAACATTAGAAGAGTTTAAAGAAAAGAGTGTTGCTGTACATGGCGAAGTATATGATTACTCAAACGTAGTCTACCACAATAATGCAGTTAAGGTCGAAATTTTCTGCTTGCGCCACAATAAATTTTTCTCACAGTCTCCTAAGAAACACCTTGCAGGGCAAGGTTGTCCAATATGTCGGTATGAAAAGTCCTCCTCAAAACTCACTAAAACCACGGAAAAGTTCATAGAGGGTGCTGTGGAAGTGCATGGGGATAAATATACCTACGACAAGGTTGTTTACACAGGAAGCCACACTTGCGTAGAGATATTCTGCAATAGTCATGGGGAGTATTTTAAACAAGTTCCAACTGACCATTTGTGCGGAAAAGGTTGCCCCAAGTGTGGCCTTGAAAAAGTGAAAGAGTACGTAAACAGCTTAACATCTAATACACAAGAATTTGTGGAGAAAGCTAGAAAAGTTCACGGTGACTTGTATTCGTACCACGCAGTGGATTACAAAAGAAGCTCAGAAAAGGTCAAGATCTGGTGCAACAGGCATGGAGGATACTTTGAGCAGACTCCTAACAGTCATTTAGCTGGTATTGGTTGTGCCTCTTGCGCAAAGACAGGTTATAGCACAGAGAAGCCCGGAAAACTTTATGTGCTTCGTTGTGACAACATAACTAAAGTCGGAATCACAAATTTTCTACCTGAAGACAGGGCGAAGGCAGTTTCTAAGAGTTCTAAGCTGAAATTCTCTGTAGTCAAAGTTTATAGCTTTGCAGACGGCGCTGAGGCAGACAAAGTTGAAACAAACGTTCTGCGCACACTAAGACAAATTTACAACCGACCAAGTAAGAGGTTTGAAGGAAGTTCAGAATGCTTTATTGACGTTAGTTACGAACACCTTCTTTCAATAATTGACAGAGAACTAGAGAATTTAATGGAGAAGGAAGATGGCTAACGTAATCGATCCGACTACAAACGTAGGTAAACTGAGATTGAGGGTGGGTGACGTGTCCGATATTCCCTTCTTTCCTGATAGTGTGTACGAAGCTACTTTGACTGATGAAGATGACAATCTTCCTCGTGCAGCACGGAGGATGGCTCAATACATTCTAGGAACACTATCTGCAAAGACCCATCGTAAGCTTGCACAGTTAGAAGTCTGGGGGCAGGAGTACTTTGACAACTATGTGAAGTTCATCAAGCTCACAATTCTGAATCCGATGTTTATGGATATCAGCCCAGTACCTTATGGCAGTGGCTCTGAAGAACAAGTTCATCCACTGATTCAGTTTCAGCAAGATTGGAACAAGAATTACGCCATTACACAATCGAATCAGATGGCTCTCGACGCTGACAACAGCCCTAACGATGGCTCACGTCTCGGCGCACTAGGCACCACAGGTCTAACTTCTGGGTGGCAATTGGTATGACGGCTTTTGCAGATTTTGATGGCGCGATTGGTGAGTTCTTTGATGATTTTGGCTTTGAAGCTACGCTTCTGAAAATTAACAGCGTCACCCACAATACAACAACTAGAGGAAGTACACCAGTTGTTGTAGAAATTCCTGTGGAGGCAATCCTAATGGACTTGACGCTGCAGAGTAATGGTTTGAGCGTTAAGTTCGGAACGTTGGTGCAAGCGGGTGATAAAGAGCTTTACGTAAGACCGCCCAACAAGGTTGATCCGGTATTATTGCCCTTAACGATTACTCCACAGAAAGATAGAGTGAGAGTGAATGGGGTTGAATACAGTGTTGTAACTATGAAAGAAGTAAACACAACTGGTTCGGAAGCTTTGCTATACGATTTGTATATAAGGCGTTGATATGGGCAGTTTTGCAGATTCTGTTAAAGTGAATTGCCAAAGGGTTCTAGAGCACGTAAACAAAAAGTGTTATTCAATCACTTGGCAGTTATTCACTTCAGTAGTGTACAAGACCCCTATACTGAAAGGTGAGTTGATCAATTCTTGGTATCCAAAAGTAGGCCCAGATTTTTCATCTGAGAAGACTACTGTGTACAACAAAAGTGGAGCTGGAAGCTTGTCACGCATTAACGCCATTATGAATGGGAATGTATTCTTAGGTAAAGATGGCGTGATTACGATGGCTAATAATGAAGATTATAGCGTCAGAGCTGAGTATTTAGGATGGCCCTCACCACAATGGTCTGGACGAGTTGGCCCTTATAGAATGGTTGCACTGAGTATTCAGAAGGTGGCCGCCGACAATAAGTGATGAGGTTAAATGAGTACATCTACAATCGGAGCGTTTTTTGAGAGTGCTCTTAAAAATTGGGCTGATTCCCAATCTCCTGTAATACCAATCGCATTTGAAAACGAACACTTTGAAAAGCCCTCTACGGGCAATTTTATAGAGTGCTTCTTACTCCCTAACGAAACTATTAATCCCACGGTGAACGGGCTTAGGAAGCGTGAAATAGGTATCTTCCAAGTAAATGTCTGGACTAGGCAAGGTTATGGTACGCAAGCTGCAATGAGTATCGCACAAGGAATCATCGATCTTTTCCCACTAGTGCCTAAAGGCGCTGTTTCAATCGAAAAAACACCATCTATTGAGAAGGGTTTGAACGACCCGTCAGGGTGGTATGTACTGCCTGTAACTATCTACTACAGGCTCGAATCATAATCATGAAGGAATAATTTAATGGCAGCTATCACGCAAACTACTGTGTCAGGTGTTAATGGCCCAGTTAATGTAACTCGCACAACTTTGGGCGCAAGCGATACACTCACTTACTCCAGCGGTACACGTCAAATGCTTGATCTGGTGAACACTACTGGCTCTCCTGTTGTAGTGACTATTACCGGTTCTACTGCAACCACGATCTCTCCGACTGGGTATGGGGGTACGGTATCAGTGGCGAGTGGCAAAGCAATTACAGTACCGGCGAATGGGCAGACGATAATCTCGCTAGATACTATTTCAGCATACCTAGCCGGGAGTATCACTGTAACAGGTGGCACAGGTGTTATTGCTGCGCTGTACGTCTAATTAATACAATTTTAAAGGAATAAACATGGCTGTTCAAACATCCGCCGGATCGACTATTGCAATGGGTAGTGCACCAGCAACTTACGACGCCGCTGGCTATGGTGCAGTATCGTACACCACTATTGGTGAAGTAACTGATATCGGAGAATTTGGTGCTGCGTACAATCTGGTAACGCACAACCCTGTAGGAAATCGTCAAACCAAAAAGTTCAAAGGGTCTTATAACAACGGCTCTATTCAGCTTCAAATGGCATTTGATAAAGCTGATGCTGGTCAAGACGCTCTTGCATCTGCTCGTGATTCTGATGCTTCGAAAGCATTCAAAGTAACTTTGCAGGATGGCACGATTCTCTACTTCGCAGGTAAGGTGATGAGCTTCATTATCCAAGTCGGCTCTGTGGATCAAATCCTCTCTGCGACTGCAACGATAGAATTGGACCAGAACGTGATTGAAGTGTGAAATAGTTGAGAATCATTCTCATCTATAGTTGATTAATAGGGTGTACGTACACCCTATTTTAAAATAAAGTAAGATGGCAAGAAAACGAACCAAAGAAGATTTTTTGATTGAAGCAAGAGAAATTCATGGCGATAAGTATAATTACGACAACGTGGATTTCACATTTAGTAATACAAAAGTAGAGATAGTTTGTAACAAGGGGCATGGCAGTTTCTGGCAAACCCCATCGAATCATATAATTTGTAAGGCTGGTTGTCCCGCTTGTGGAGGCTGTGAACGTCCAACAACTGAAAAATTTATCCGGCAAGCCAAAGAAAAGCATGGTGATAAATACGACTACAGCAAATCAGTGTACGTTAAGGCGCACCAAAAATTGCTAGTGACTTGTCCAAAAGAAGGACATGGAGATTGGGAAGTAACCCCAGACGCGCACAAGCGCGGAAATGGTTGCCCGAAATGTGGCGATGAAAGAACTGCGGCATCCCACAGATTAACACAGGAAGAGTTCATTCAAAAAGCTACAGATGTCCATGGCACAAAGTATGACTACAGTAAAGTAGAATACAAGTGCGACACAGTGAAAGTTTTAATTGGATGCCCAGAACACGGGGACTTTCCATGTACTCCATCTAACCATAAGAAAGGTCGGGGTTGCCCTAAGTGTGCCAAGAACGGATACAAACGAAGCCAACCCGGAACCTTCTACATCTTAACCTGTGGCAATCTCACAAAGATTGGTATCACAAACCGTAAAGTACAAGACCGCATTAGGTCTATCAACAAAAGCTCTGGCAAGAAATTTAAAGAGCGTTTTAGCATCTTTCTAACAGACGGCGAAGTTCCATACCAAATGGAGCAAATTCTTCTACAAGAACTTCGAAGCAAGTACAAACCTGTTGATGAAATATTCGATGGCTCAACTGAATGTTTTCAGGATGTTGATAACGCCTTACTTATCGTCAAAGCTGTAACACTCTTCGGAGATCAAAAACTTCTCAGTAATGAGAACAAGCCGTAAATGCTGCAAAGACAGCATCCAAATAATATCAAATATTTCTGTCAAAACAAATAGCTAAAAGGATTTAATATGTCTTTCAATCTCAACTCTCTTGCATTGCGCGATACGACTGCACTCAAACTCCGTCACCCTGTGACTGATGAAGTTCTCGCAGACGATGAAGGTAATGAAGTTATTGTACACCTGTATGGCCCAGCAAGCAAGCAATATCGCAACACTATTGCAGCTATGCAGAATCGTGCCATCAAACGTGGTGGTAAAAAAGCTACTGCACAGGAGCTGCGTGACGAAGCAATCAATCTGCTTGTCGCATGCTCTGACCGCATCGACAACCTTGAGTACAACGGTAAGCCTGTAGATACAGAAGCTGCTTTCCGTACTCTCTACAGTGACCCCTCCATGGAATGGATTAAAGGTCAGGTAGATGCAGCTCTCGGGGATGTCGCAGCTTTTTTGGAACAATAACTGAGAGGCTTACCCTCCATGTAAAACACCTTGCGTGGCTCCATGCAGTCCCGCAAGGCTCCAAAAAATCTCGTCTAGCAAAATACAAAGAGCTAGACGAAGAGTCTAATTTCCTAAAGCTGCCCGAGTGTGAGGGAGCAGAGTACCTTGTGAATCTGCTCCATGAAGCTGGCCTAGTTTCTCAAACAGGCATGGGTGTAGCTCCTTTAGAGTGGAAAGAAATCTGTGCTTGGCTAGATGCCACAGAACTCTCACTCTCTGTCTGGGAAAAATTAACTATTAAAACTTTGTCTGAAGCTTACGCTGCTGAATACAACCAAGCGTCAGATCCTAACAGAGCAGCACCGTTCGTCTATGTTGACGAAGACATTCAAGCAAAACGTGACGTTGTTGCTTCGAAGATTGGAAGTATTTTGCGTGCACGAAAGAAGTCATAAAGGATTTGTAGATGAGTGTTGATATTAGCAGACTTGGAATCGAAGTTAAATCGACTGGTATCAAGGAAGCCTCTCAAGGGCTTTCTGGTCTAGGCACGTCTGCTGCAAACGCAGAGCGTAGGGTACAGAAGCTTACTGACACAATTGATAAGCTGATTGGTTCGATGACTAATCTAGCTAAGTTGCAAGGCACTGCTACGCAAGCTGCTGCAGCTCATATTCAGATGATTCAAGGTGGTACTGCAGCTATGCAGGGTATGCAATCGTCTGCACACGCTACAACAAAGACATTGCAGCAACTACAGCAGCAAGCAACGCAGACAGGCAACGCTTTTGGTCACGCACATCACAAAGGAAACATCCTTAACAACACCTTGAAAAGCATGATGGTGGCAATGTCTGCATATGTGGGCATCAACTTCATTAAAGGTATTGTTGAAGCCGGTGATGCTTGGCAAATGATGACTGCAAAGTTGAATATTTCGACAGGCAGTATGTCAAATGCAGTAATTATGCAAGAGCGTCTGTTCAAGCTTGCCCAAGAGATTCGTGTACCACTTGAGGAAGTCGGTAAGCTGTATAACCGTATGGCTGTTCCAATGGCAGAGCTGGGCAAGACTAGTGGTGAAACCATTGAGATGGTTAAAGGGGTGGCTCTTGCGCTTCAACTGGGCGGATCTACTGCGGCTGAAGCATCTTCAGCTATTTTACAATTCTCTCAGGCGATTAACGCAGGTCGCTTGAACGGTGCCGAGTTTAATGCGGTATCTGAAGCCGCACCCCTCTTGATTCGTGCCATCAGGGATGAATTGGAGAAGACTGAGAAAAAGGCCCTTACTCTTGGTGCGGTAAAGAAGTTAGGTTCAGACGGGAAAATCTCTGTTGAGATTATGCAGCGTGCAATCTCTAAAGCTGTTCCTGAGTGGGAGAAGCTATTCAACGATTTACCTGTCACAGTTGGTAGTGCTGTAACTCGTGTGAAAAACGCTTGGCTCAAAGCGATGGGAGAGATGAGTCAGCAATCAGGCTTGAACAAAGGCTTGGTTGAAGCACTTGGCACTATTGAAAGCATTATTCCGGCAATCCGTGATGAGATGGTTGGAGCAGTTGTTGGTGTAGGTAAATGGATTAAAGAAAACCGTGATGCCTTAGCAGACTCTTGGACTCAAGTTAAAGGTCTTGTAGGAGATATGGTAGATCTGGCATCAAAACTTTCTTATGCAGCCGGTGCTGCTGCAGGGATGGGAAATGAGCTCAGTGCATTTGGTTTTACTCTTTATTCTGTACGCTTGTTTGTAGCTGGTATTCAAGATGGCTTTGTTGCAATTGGTAGCGTAGTTCTAAAGCTTGGTCAACTCATTAGTAACGTCCTGATTGGACCGATTAACCTTCTTATCACTACAATGCTTGGTGTGCTGTCTGAGCATATTGGCTTCATTATGAGAGGGATTGGAAAAAGCTTTTCTGCCATTGGATTAGATACGCTAGGTACAAATATCAAAAATGCTGGCGACTCCATGAAGCAGCTTTCCCTCACTTTCCAAGAAGCCAAGGGGGCAGGTTTTGATCTGGCAGCAGTGATGGGATCAGTGGCAGATAACTCCTTCAATATGCTCGCCAACGGTGAAGGGGCAGTGCAAAGAGTCCTGAAAGGTGAACAGCAAATCTCCGCAGAGATGGTCAAGCAAGGAAAGTACCAAGAAGGTTTGACCAAAACTCGCAAAGCTAGTGCAGAGTTGGATGAGAAGGCTGCTAAAGCTCTTGAGAAAATTGTAAAAGCTGCCAACTCCGAATTGGATAAATCAATTGATGCATACAGAGAGCAAGCAGTTTCATTGGAAGCTTTGCGAAAGTTTGGCCTTGATGGCGATAAAAGGACAAAAGCACAGAAAGAGCAGATCACTTTAGAGCGAGCTTTAGCTGAAGCAACAAATTCAAAAGTTAAGGCAATCTTACAAGATGCTATTGCAACCAATCGTGCAACTCAAGAAATGGAAAAGCATGAGAAGGTTATAAAAGACGCTCTGACTCGCCAGAAGGAAAACGAGGAGCAAGTTCAGAAGTCGATTGAAAGTGCTATTGATGAAGCCCAGAAGAACGAAGACTTAGTTCGCACGTTTGGAATGGCAAAAGGCGCACTTGAGGAGTTAGAGCTAGCCAGAGTTTCTGAACAACTTGCTCGTGCCAAATCCCTTGCTGACAATGATCATGAAATAGAGCAATTACAAAAGTTGTACGATGCTCTTCAACGTAATACGACAGCAAGAAAGCAGCTCGGCGTACTGGAAGAACAACAGAAGACCTTTGAAGCAGCTCAACGTGAGTGGGAAAAAACTGTCGAAAAAATCGATGATGTTTTCCGTGAAGGTTTCGCGGACATGCTAAATCATGGAGTATCTTCTTGGAAAAGCTTCACTAAATCTCTTGCCACCACGTTTAAAACAATTGTTGCTGATGCTATCTACAAGACTTTTATCCGCAAGTATGTTGTTAATATTGTTGGCAATTTCGTAGGTAAGATGGGCGGAGGAATAGGGGTGATGGGAGGCTCCCCTGATCTGATGGGGTTGTTTAATACAGGGAGCACCCTCTGGAACGCTGGTTCAACTGTAGCCGGATGGTTAGGCTTGGGCGGCGCTACATCTATGGGTGTTGCCGGTGCAACTGGAATTACTGCAAGCGCAGCCTCTACTGGTTTAGGATTTACTGCAGGAGGTGGGATGGGCCTTTCTGCAGGAGCTGGCGGAGCCACTGGGATTACAGCAGGAAGTGCGGGAGCTTCATCTATTGGTAGTGGACTAGTAAGCGCTGGGCAGTCAGGTGCGGCAGCCGGGAGTAGTATTGGCTCTGCCTTATCTGCAGCAGGTCCATACTTGGCTGCTGCTGCCATTGGATATGCAGTCTGGAAATCGTTAGACGACAGTGGAACGATTCATTCTGGTGGAGCTGCAAGAGCCAATGCTCTAGGTTCACAAACAATGGACGCCCGTTCACTTGGTTTTATGAAGATCAACACTACCAAGGAAGCTGAAACTGCCGCATCTAGTATTGCTTCAGGTATTGTAAACATTCTAAACAGTACAGCAACAACTTTTGGGAAAGAGGCTGGGTATTCTGCTGCTACTGCGTTTGCCGATGATACATCTAAAGATGGTGCATGGGGTGCTTTGGTCATTGAGAATATGGGCAAGGTGCTTGTTGACTGGGATGCCAACAGGCAAAGCCGTTGGGCACCAAGAGAGTTCAACGATGGTGAAGCAGGGCGTAATGAATACCTTGCAGAGCTGAGTAAGTCTGTTCGCAGTGCATTGGATACGATTGGTCTTCCGTCTTGGGCGCAGCAGATGTTGGACAGTCTTGGTGAAGCCCCTTCGATTCAGGAGCTTGGTTCGGTTGTTGAAAAAATCAATGCTGCCCAAAATGCCTTGGTTGCAATTGGTAGTACGATTAAGAATTTTGCACAATTGACTGACGCAGCAACTTCAGCAATCATCAATGCATCTGGTGGTATTGATGCTTTCACGGCAAACATTAACGCATTTTATGACGGGTACTATTCTGAATCTGAAAAGATTGAGAACGTATCTAAACAGGTATCTTCAGCTCTGGTAGCAGTTGGTCTTGAGATGCCAACCACTCGGAAGGAATTCCGTCAACTTGTAGAGGCTCAGCTTGCTCTTGGTGAATCAGGTGCAACTGCTGTAGCTACGTTGTTGAAGGTTTCCGGTGCGTTTGGACAGGTTGCCGACTACACAGCCAGTAGTGCAGAGGAAGTCATCTCCAAAGCTAGAGAATTATCGCGTCAGCGAAGTGACCTAGAGATAGAAATTATGGAGTTGACGGGAGACACGGCCAAGGCTTTGGCAGCTCGACGTGCAATTGAGCTAGCTGGAATGGAGGAGTCGTTAAGGCCATTGCAAGAGCGTATTTATCTCTTGCAAGATGAAGCTCAAGTTGCAGAGGCTAAAAGGCAAAAAGATGCACAAGTTGCAGAGGATAGAAAGAAGATAGAGCTAGAGGTTGCTGAAGCTATAAATCAGGCTCGTTCGAAATTATCTGAGGCTTACGAAAGAGAGTCATCTGCCTTGCAGGCCACCATTGATAAATTCAAAGATTTCAGCAAGTCTTTGAGGACTTTCCGGGACTCTTTACTGGTTGGAAATTTGTCTAACCTCTCTCCTGAGGCAAAGTATCTTGAGCTTAGAAATAGGTTTGAGAAAACAGCGTCTCTTGCAGCATCAGGGAATGAAGAGGCACTGACATCATTGCAAAGCATTTCTGAGCAGTTCTTAGAAGCTTCTAAAGGCTACTTTGCAAGTTCAATGGGTTATACGCAGGATTTCGAGCGTGTACGTGCGGCGTTAGAACAAGCTTCGCTTGCATCTGATGTACAGGTAGATATAGGTACGCAGCAACTAAGCGCACTTCAAGCATCCGTGCAAGAGCTTATCGACATCAATCAGTCAGTTCTCTCCGTTAAAGATGCAATCCTCGCTCTGAAATCACTAACACCTGAAAAGGTTATTACTGGTGGTCCGGGAGCTGGAAAAGTTGTAAATGGAGTTTACACAGATGCGCTAGGCAACACTGCTCTTTCAAAAAATCTTCCTACTAACCGTGACTTAGTGAAAATGTGGTATTCGAGTCATCCATATATCACAGAGTCTCCTACTGAAGATGCAATTGATTACTGGACTAACCAACTCAGTAGGCGTGATGTTAGCCAGTACGATGTTAAGAAAACGTTCGCAGACAGTGCTGCATATGTGACAGGAACTAATCCTGTAGACATTAAAGCATTTGCTAACGGTGGTAATGCGGAAGGTTGGTCTTGGGTTGGCGAACAAGGTAAGGAGCTTGCTTATTTTGGAGATAAAGCACACATCTACACAGCAAGGGAGTCTCAGCAGATTGTAGGGGGTTCTGATGAGGAATCTAAGCAGTTGTTGAGAGATGTGCTTGTGGAGCTGCAAGCAGCAAATGCTCAACGTGGAGCCGCAACAGAGGCTCAGCTAATTTCGCAAAGAACATTAGCTGAAAAGTTGGACGCACAGCGAAGGGTTATGGCTGCTGCCAGTGCCGAATGATAAAGAAAGGAGAGAGCAGTAGTGTTGCTCATTACATTGACGGCAGCAATCGACTCTGCCGGAACACAGCAAAATTTTTATGTTTCGACGGATCGATTCGTAACGTCACCTAGTGACACACCAGCAAACACTGCTTTCGATCCTCGTGTCATTCAGCCGGGTTCTATCGGCTTTCATGTTTACTCCGATGGCCGGACAGGTGGGCAGTCGAAACTAGAGCTTGGTGAAATCATACTTGCCAACGCAGATGGTGAGCTAGATGCATGGGCCAATTATAGTTTCGACGGTAGGGCTGTAGTGATTCGTGGCGGAGAGACAGGGGTGTACCCATCTGCTTTTCCTGCAGTTCTTACTGCGACAGTTGAAAGTATTGATCTGACGTGGGATCGTGCAATCATTCGACTCCGTGATAAACAATGGATGCTACGCCTTCCAGCGCTAACAACGACTTATGCTGGCAACAACAGCATGCCAAACGGTTTAGAAGGCACTCCAGACGATTTAAAAGGGAAGGTGAAGCCGAAGGTATACGGTAAGGTATTAAACGTCTCCCCGCCTTGTGTAAACACGTCCAAACTCACTTATCAAGTGAATAGCGGTGCTGTAGCCTCAATTGACGCTGTTTACGATAACGGTGTAGCTCTGACTCCCGGCACTAACCATGCAAACTCAGCAGCTTTACAAGCAGCTGCAGTTACTGCAAGCACGTTTGATACATGTATTGCAGAAGGCTACTTCAGACTTGGTACAAGTCCTGTGGGAGAAATCACAGTAGATGTTACACAAGGGGCTGCAGCAAGTAATCGCACAGTGGCCCAGATCATAAAACAGCTTGCATTGGATGCAGGGGTTGCAAGCGGGGACATTAGCAGTACAGATGTCACTAATCTTGACACAGATAATAGCAGTGTGGTGGGTATTTGGATAAATGATGGCTCCACGACATTCTCTGCTGCAATGGATATGGTTGCTTCAAGTATTGGAGCATGGTATGGCTTTGACGCTGCGGGGAGTTTGAGGATGGGTAGACTTACTTCCCCTTCAGGTTCTCCTGTGGCTACTCTCTATGACTACGATATTTACGACAACATAGAGAGACGTGCTGCAAGAGACTCTGGTGTACCAATCTGGAAGGTGACAGTAAATCATTCGAAGATTTGGACAACACAAGCGAGTGGTATTGCTGCGTCAGTTACAGCAGCACGAAGAGCATATCTTGCTGAGGAGTATAGAGGGTCCACCAGCACAGACGCTACGGTGAAAACGCAATGGCTACTTGCAGGGACGTTGGAGGTGGATGGGTTACTTACATCTACAGCGAATGCAGATACAGAGTCTTCTCGACTGCTTACGTTGTTTAAAGTAAGGCGAGATATTTTCGATGTGACAGTGAACCTTGACGTGGTGACGAGTAATAGCCTGAAGATGATGGATGTCGTGAGGGTAGAGCTTGATAGGTTTGGTATGGGGTCTGGTAAAGACTTTCGAATTATTGGTATGGCGTATGACTTGGAAAGAAGCTCTGTGCGCTTAAGTTTGTGGGGGTAACTAGTTGTGTCAAATATGCTTTTAGGCTACCCGAATAGAGCGGATGGCTGCACATTAAGTAGCGGGTCATGGGAAGCAACACTCCCCTTGAATAATTTGAAAAATCGTACGTTGGGCAAAGTAGCTAGAACAACAAACGATTCGTTGTCTAGTACGAAGTTTGATATTGACATGACTTCTGCAAAATTAGTGAACGTTCTAGCACTCGTAAACCACAACCTCTCATTGGATGCTCAGTTTCGAATTAGAGGGTCTACAGCCAGTGACTTCTCTGTAAACAGTTATGACTCAGGCTGGCTAGAGGTATGGCCTAGTGTGTATCCGGTAGAAAGCCTTGATTGGCTAGATCCTCGTTTCTGGGATGGGAAATATTCTGAAGAAGAAATCTCTGGTTACACTACGGCACTAATCCATGTCCTACCTTCTACAAAAGTCTTAAGGTATTGGCGTGTCGAATTTGATGATACTGCGAATGCTGCAGGGTATGTGCAAGTTGGACGACTTTTTATCGGCCCGACTTGGGAGCCAGAAGAAAATGCAGCCACAGGTGCTGCAAGTATTGGGTGGGAGACTAAGACGGATATACAGGAAGCTTTAGGTGGTTCTGAATTTTTCCAACGCAGAGCACCTTTCCGTGTATCACGTTTCACGCTAGATATTCTAAGTGAGTCAGAAGCATTTTCTAATGTATTTGAAATTCAACGTCAAGCAGGCGTCGATCAAGAGGTGCTGTGGATTCACAATTCAGATGACGACATACACCAACTGAGGAGACGATTTCTTGGCCGACTCAGGCAACTTAGTGCAATCGAATATCCATATGGAAATTTGAACAAAACAGCTTTTGAAGTGAAAGAACTTTTATGACGCAAGTAACGGTAAACGGTAATACTTACTCTGATGACGGCAGTGCAGCAAGGGATATGCTTGACGGGGGACATCGCGATTGGTTTTTCCCCCTCATCTCTGATACCATGACGGATACAGCGTCTAAAGTCACATCTGCAGCAAACTCTGCTTCTGCAGCCGCATCTAGCGCATCTGCTGCTGCGACAAGTGCATCTACGGCAGCAAGTGCACCCGGCACAAGTGCAACATCTACTACGTCTTTGACAATTGGCACAGGAAGTAAATCCCTCACAATTCAGACTGGTAAAAGCATTGTCGTAGGGATGACAGTTAAGATAGCTTACACAACAAGCCCGACTAATTGGATGGTAGGAGATGTAACTGCGTATAACAGTTCTACTGGTGTACTCGATGTGAATGTTACGCACACAAATGGCAGTGGTACTCAGGCTGCTTGGACAGTTAGTCTGTCTGGTGTACCGGGGACAAATGCTGCTAGCGTTAGTGTCTCAGGATCGACAATTACTGACAACTTCACTATTACAGGATCTACCAAAACATATTTTCCCGTTGTAACTACAGCTATAGGGAAAAGTTTAACAGCCCCTGATGCAACAACATTAGAGGAAGGTCTGATGTATGTCATTGACAATCGAGATGGAGGTTATCCTGTAGGCTTCCGTGACTCTACTGGGGTATTAGTTGGAGCCTGCGTTGCCGCTGGTGGTATTGCTGAAGTATGGCTGAAGGATAATTCTACAGCCGCAGGATCATGGGAAGTTTCAGGTAATAACCTCGAACCCGGCCTGATCACCATCGACAACACGTTCAGCAGCACATATAGCGCGACGGTTCACAAGCCATTTGTTGCGCTGGATGATAACAAGTCAATCCACTTTCTGACGATTGCTTCTAACGGTTTTGCCGCTGTTGCAGTGGATAAGACGACTGGGGCTGTCGGTACGCCACTAACTATTACAACCACTGCAAGCTCAGTACCAAAAGCAGCTTTCAGAGTCACTGCAACAACAGCAGTTGTTTTCTTTGGGGAGAGCAACAACGTTTTGCGTGCTGCCGTTATTACTCTGTCAGGGGCAACTACTTTAGCTGTCGGAACATCACTAGATTCAACAGGGACTAACAGAGCTGTAGAAGATTGGAGCGGTCCTCCTAAAATAGCCCAGCTTGATAGCACACATTACTTAGTATCCGCTGCATCAGCCACAGGGGCAGGGGTTACAGAAGTATTCGCTATGGAGATTACAGCAGGCACAACTATTAATTGGGGGTCGGCTGTAAATATCATTGCAGCTAATAACGTAGTCAATAGCACCACAACCTACGCTCTGACGGCGACGACAGGGCTGGTGCTATTTGCAGAAGGAACGAATCAGCCTCGCGCAGTAGTTGTTAGTGTTAGCGGCACTACTTGTACAGTTGGAGCTAAAGCAAGCTCTCCAATAGCAGGCGGGAACGCAGCAGGCCCAGCCTTAAGTTGCTTACTAAGCTCTACAAAATGCTTAATTGTGCAGAGTAACAATAGTGATCACCCAAACGCCGTGGTGTTCACTATAAGTGGTACTTCTGTAACAGCAGGGGCGCAATTACTCATTGAAAGTATCGACCCCGGAGCACCGTATTGGACTTATACGTTACAGTCTGCTACTCGACACAATCCGCATCTATGGCGTATTGACAATAACACCGCTGGCCTGTGGTATCTGGACAGCAGCAACGTGTCTCGTGCGTTAGTTCTATCTGAAAGCGGCGGCACGGTAACTGCTGGTACAAAGCTACACAACAGCATTAGCGCAGCAGCAGCAAACAATGTGAAAGGGGGCCTGCCCCTCCCTCAAGGCACCGGCAGTTTCTTGTCAGTGCGAAAAGCAAACGTGTCAGCAAGTGGGCATGCTGGAAGTATAAGCCTAGTACCGCACAAGATCAGCGGGACAACAATTACAGCAGGGCCAGCGAAGATTGCCGCTGCGCTTGGAACCCCAACAAGTTCTGCGTTTGTAGTCGCCGCACTGCTTTCATCAGGGGATTATTGCATCATGCCTCCCGGCTACGGCGGTGAAATGATGGTGGTAAGGACTAATGGTGATGCTATCAACATCAAAGGTAGCCTTCCCATTCCCATTGCCGACGCTGACCCTGCGTATCCAGTGCAGGCCGTAAGTAGTAACAGAATTGTCTTCCTTTTGAAGACGACAGACTCGACAATTAACGCGAATAGTACCTTCCAGCTTCGTCTTCTCTCTGTGGAGATCGCACAATGACCAAACTCTTAGTACAGGGCGAGGTAATTCTCGCTAAAGATGTGATTGATGTTGGGGATGAGATTCACTCCGCTGACGCAATCTGCCCGAAACACGTTATCGAAGGCTGGCAGATCGTGGATGCCGAAGTGCCAAATAGCTTCACGCCTGCTGAATATACGTGGGATGGATCTTCTGTAGTTAAAAAGCCTACCACTCCTTCAGAAAAAACAAGAGAACAGTTGAAGGAAGAACGTGCTGCTGCAGTGGCCGCTATTAAAGTGACTGTAAACGGCAAAGTATTTGATGGAGACGAAACTTCTCAAGAACGAATGCAACGTGCTTTGAAAGTTGCAGAAATCACTGGGCTCAATACAACAACGTGGATACTTGCTGACAATACAGTGTCAGAAGTAACTATCGCAGAGATTTCTGAAGCTCTTGCCAAAGCCGCTCTTGCGCAATCGGAATTGTGGATAATTTAAAATGATTTACCTTTCAAACTTAAAGCCATCTCCGTATGACTCAAGAGACTATCTCTACCCAGAAGCATTTGCTACTGCCACACTTCCTCCTAGAGTAGATTTGAGGGCATATGCAGGGGAGATTGAAGATCAAGGAGTAATTGGAAGTTGTACTGCCAACAGCACAGTATCCGCTCTTGAACTAATACTTAAGCGAGCAGGTAAATATGAAAACTTGTCTCGCTTGTTTCTCTACTACACCACTCGTGAGTATGAGAACCGTATTGGACAAGATGGAGCTGTTCTTCGAGATGCCTTGAAAATGGCAAACAAGAGGGGACTACCACTTGAATCATCGTACCAGTATAACATCAGTGCTGTAGACAAGAAACCGTCTCCCTTTGTGTACAAAGAGGCTAAACAGCGTCTTGTAAGCTCGTATGAGGCTGTAAGAGTTGTTCGTGGCGAAAGGGCATCTACGATTAACAACATTAAGGCTGCACTTGCCGCAGGACATCCTGTGGTTATAGCTTTGAGAGTGTTCAACTACATATTCTCTATTAAAGGCCCACTAGAAACCCACGGCAGGATCGACACAACTAAGCCGGGAAATCTCGACTACGTTGGGAATCATGCCGCCACCATCGTTGGCTACGACACTGCTGTATTTGGGGGTATGTTCATCGTAGAAAACTCATGGGGAGCCTCTTGGGGAGACAATGGCTACTGGGGAATGCCCTTTACAGGTGTTGACAACATCTATGAGGCTTGGGTAATTAAAGGCTTCAATGAAATTGGTGAAGACTACTCGCCTGCAAAGGTACGTGTGAATCAGTTGTACGCTGCTTTATTCGGGCGTGGTGCAGAAAAAGGAGGACTAGATTATTGGGTAAACCAACTTTCATCCATGTCTGCACCAGAAGTAGCACAGATAATGTACGGGGTTGAGCCAGCCAGAGTGTACTACCCGACAGGAATCACTAACCAACAATTGATCGAAAAATTTTACATCAATGTTCTTGGCAGATATCCAGATGACGGGGGACTTGCTTTCTGGGCTAATCGACTTGACAGTGGGCAATCAGTGGGGCAAGTCGTTGTAGATATTGTCGATGTCCTTGCAACATACACAGGAGATAATCCTTTATCCAAAGCATCACAAGACTTGTTTAACAACAAGGTGAGAATGGGTCTATACACAAGCGTATCTCTTGCCTCCGACAACATTGATGTCGCTTCTGTTGCTTTCAACGGGCTAACACGGGATGAGCAATCAGTATATACAGCCAAGTCAAACGTCATAGACGTTATTGGATACTGATTGCCATATTATCTACGAATTCCAATAATACGAAAGAAAAACATGGGTTGGGAACTAGGAATTACTATAGCGATGACTATTATCGGTGGACTGGCTGGATGGGTGTACAACTCCCTTAAAGGGGAAATTAAAGCCCTTCGTGAAGAAAAGAATGCATTAGCAGAGAAGGTTCAAGAGCATGAGATTCGTGTAGCTCGCGATTATGCTCTGCGAGATGATCTGGAAAAGCTTGCCAAGGCTTACAAGGAAGATTTGGACAAATTGATGACAGCAATGTTTGCAAAGCTTGACAGGATTGAGAGCAAGCTAGACAACAAGGTGGATAAATGAGTAAAGAAGAGATTGTGTTAGATGAGATGGCTGTGAAAGTAGCCATCAAAATTATCAAGATGTTTGAAGGCTGTGAACTTCGTGCATACCCAGACCCTGCATCAGACTTGTATAAGGTGATGGCTGCACAGGGGATCTTGAAGAAATATCTGAAAGGTTTGTGCGACATCCCCAAAGAAATGCTGAAGGATTTTGATGGCAAGCCTTGGACGGCAATGTGGGGTGAGACAGAAGGTATCAAGTGCGGGGATGTGTTCACACAAGAGCAAGCTGATGAGCGTCTTGAGAAGCGTGTGCGCGAGTTTATGAAGGGTGTGCTGAAGGCATGTCCACAGCTTAAGAAAGAGCCATATACTCGTGCAGCTGCTTGTACATCATTTGCTTACAATATCGGACTCGGAAATTTTGCTAAGTCCACTGTCTGTAAGAAAACGATGGAAAAGGAATACTTGACAGCAGCGCAATCTTTCCATATGTGGAACAAAGCCAAGGGTGCGGTCTTAGATGGCCTCGTAAAACGAAGGAAGCTTGAAGCTGACCTGTACATGTCGGAGATTCACAAATGAAGAAGACTGTTGCAGCAATTCTTTTATGTCTTGCTCTTACTGGCTGTGCCAACCTGAAATTCCAATTCAGCATGAGCTATGCCACCGACAATCTTCTTGAAGACCTGAAGAAGACGGAGCAAACAAAATGAGCGATTTCTTAAGTACACTAGACATCAGGTACGTTGGAAAGAATGACGAAGAGAAGTGGGAACTGCTTCAACCTTTTGTGTACCAGTCTGATGTTGCTGGCATCACTATTACAGTCCCCGCAGGTTATATCACCGACCTTGCCAGTGTTCCTCGATTTCCTCTTGCATATTGGTTGACAGGAGGGAAAGCAAAGCTTGCATCTGTTCCTCATGACTTCCTTTGTGAAACCAAACTTGTAAGCCGAGAAATGGCTGATAAGGTGTTCCTAGAGGCTGCTGAATTGGCAGGAGTACCGGGATGGCGTAGGAGTGTGATGTGGACGGCTGTGAGGGCCTATGGAGCACTGTCCGGTAAGGATACTCCAGAACAAAAGCCCATCAAACCTGAAGACTTTTACATCGGCTGATGGGCAGTAATTTTACAGAATAATTTCTAGCTCGTTATGACAGAGAGCTTTCTAGGGCGCTGCTTCGGAAGGGGCAGCGTCCTTTTTCGTTTTAGGCACCCACAATCTCATCAAACGCCCCAAACAGCTCTGCCATCTCTTGAGCTTCTTTAGTGGCTTCCTTATAGCTTGCCTTGAAGTATTTGGTAAGAATCTTCTTCAACACCTTTCCTTCAACCGTAGTGCTCTCCACGCCAGCTACAGCAGCTTCTACTTCATCTTTGAAGTCTTGCTTCGCAATTGTTTCATCGTCCAATGCTGCAAAAGCTCGCTTGCGATACTCCTTCAGCATGTCTGCGTCGATAGTGATGTTACCTTCTTTGGTTTGGATAGTGATTTTGTTGCTCATTAAATTTCCTCTGGCTATTTAAATAGAATGTTGTATGTTGCTCGTGTAAGCAGTAATGCAAGAAACAGCATCAGTAGCACATTACAAACAGTGATGGTGACTGCTGCAACAAGAATGCCAAGCGGCAGTCCAAGAGCAACGAACAGCATGCGTAGTAGAATGTCATATAATTTATTCATGGTTGAAAATGGAGGCTTGGTAGTGAATCAGAGTGAACTTTCTGCTCTAAGTAGTAATACAATTCATTGCCATCGACTTTGAACATATTGTCAATCTTATCCGATGTTGCAGCCACTAGAGCATACAAATAGTTTGCTTCTTCTTGTGTCTCTACGGTAATTTTGAAAGGCTTGAAACCATGTTCTGCGTTTTCTTCAAATCTCATATTGTCTCCTTTTGGCGGGAGAAATCCCGCCGTGTTGTTTACATGCAAGCAGTGCATTCACCTTTGGAAGCTGTCACTCCTGCCTTGCTGTAACAGTAATACAAGCCAAGAATCAAGGGGTTCTTAAACGCTTCCGTGTGCACCTCGGCAATATACTCTTCGTCTTCTTCAGCACTAAAGAAAAGGTTTAAGCTTTGTCCTTGGCACAGATAACGTTGCCTTCCTGCGGCAAGTCGCAGGATAGCTTTCTGATCAATTTCAAAAGCGGTTTTAAATACCTTCTTTTCATCCTCAGTTAACCAGCTAACATTTTGTACGCTACCTTGCGCATCAGTTAACTCCTGCATGTGCTTTTTATCATACACACCACGGTCTTTCATCAACTCAAGAAGAACTGGGTTTGCACGATCCACTTCTCCTGCTGGCGTTAACTGTGTGAACGTCATAGCAGGGTCAGGATTAATTCCTTCACTCACCCCCGCCATCAGCAAAGCGCTGCTCTTAGTCGGAGCAACAGCAGTCCTGTGAGTATTCCTTACACCAAAACCCTTGCACCACTCCGGTTCACCAAACTCCTTTGCAAGCCATTGAGAAGCTTCTAGCGTCTGGTCGTGTATGTGCTTAAACAGCTCATTGTTCCACATGTGAGCTTCGAAACTTTCAAAAGGAATTCTCTTCTTTTGTAAGTATGTATGGAACCCACACACACCTAACCCAAGCGGTCTTCCAAGTTCAGTAAACTGTACAGCTTTCTCTAGTCCCGGAACACCTCCAGCATTCTTAATGAAGTCTTCAGCTACGCAGTCCAAGAACACATGAGCTATGAATACCGCTTTCGTAGTCTTCCACTCATCCCATCTCGCAGCGTTCATGCTGGAGAGGACACAAGTGTATGTCAGATTTTCGTTGCTGTGCAGATGAATTTCGTTGCACAATTGCGCCGCAATGATTTTCAACCCAAGTTTCTTATACATCTCAGGGGAACGCTCATTCACCTTGTCTTGGAAGAAGAAGTAACCCTTCCCTGTCTTCATTTTTACAACAAGAGCAGTCTGGAATCTGTTGTTAGCATCTTCGTCTCCGTTCTCAAGTCGCTTCACGAAATCATCAGAAATGTTCCAACCAATATTCAAGCCATCTGGAGCTTCTTCTAAGTAGCTTGACACTTCATAGAAGTCTCCGTGCTCGATTGGAAGATAGCCAGCCCAAGCTCCACGCCTATTGCTGCCCTGAGCAACATACTGCATATCCTCCACAAAACCTTTAATAACTGGCAGCACACCTGTACTTACAACACCTTTGCTTGTAACACTCCCGCGAGGTTGGATGCCTCCAAGGTAGGATGCCGTCCCAAAGGCATTCTTAGTAAGTACAGCCACTTCGTGCTTTGCTTTGTAGATGCCATCAATACTGTTCGGGACTACGTTGCCAGAGCATGACACACTGTATCCACGATTTGTCCCAGTATTGCCAATAACAGGTGTAGAGCCAGAAAGATTCCCAACCCACATCTGATCAAAGAAAGCATCTTTCCAAGTATACTCTGATCCAAACTCATTCTCCCACCAATCAGGGTAATACCCTTCCACGTATTGTGCGAGAGTGTTTGCAATTCGCTGGTACTGCTCTTTTGGTGTTGAGGCATCATACATATATTTGGCTTTGAACAGTTGCCATGCACCTGTACTCCACCAATCTTGCATCTCCTCTTTTGCTTGCAATTCTTTACGTTCTTTACTTAGCTTCTCGTACAAACTATCCATTCAATCCTTTTTCCACACAAAACGGTTTTTAACCCAATCTCTTTGATATTCTCGGCCTACACCTTGAAAGAAGTCGTTCATTTGGTAGTCATTGATGCCTTTATAGAACCAATCTGAAATGGGGTTGTACTCAACAATGTAGTTTCGGTCTACACCCAGATAGTCCAAACACAGGTTAATACGGCTTTGCACAAAACGTTTTAGCTGCAAATCTGTGACGCCTTCGATTTTACCGTGCTCAAAAATCTTATCAATAATTTGACATTCATGCAGATAAATCTGATCAGCAGCTTCTTTTACAGCCTGTGAAAACTCTTTCAACTCTTGGTCGGTACGTTCTTGTTCTTTCAAGGCAACACGTACAATTCCGCTCCCTCCGATTGCATGAAGATTCTCGTCCCGTGCGCTCATGTTGATGCCACGATTGATGTTTTGAACCTTGTTTTTCCCTTGACTTTGGAAATGCTTAAGGAATGCAAAAGCGCTGTACAATACAGCCCCCTCTACAATACTAAACACCGCAGTAGAAAGCTCATCATCCTTACTTTCAATCACTTCTTCAATGAACTTCATTCGAGAAGACAGGGTAGGGTCATCTAGATATGACGTGTAAAACTCATAATTTGCCAGACCAAGCTCTTTATTAATTTCATTGTAAAAAGGTGCATGGCTATTTAGTTCAACATGTGCAAAAGCAGCAGACATCCGTTGGATACCCACATGTGGGTAGGCTTTGGCAATTCTACTCCCCCAATGTTCACTCCCGACAAACAGCTCGTACTTAGTGAACAGCTTCAACGTAGAGATTGTGCCGTGCTTCTCTGCCTCAGTCATACCAACCAAAAGGTCTTGCTTATCTTTTGCTACATTAATTTCGTTCCAAGGCCAGAAGATTTTGATTTGGTCATCTGCAAGCTTTGAAAATTCAGGGTACATGTCTACATACCCATCCTTCCATATCTTAATACTGGCTTCCTTCATTAAACCCTTTCTTGTAATTATAGCCTACCAATTCTCAAGAATGAGAATTGCCATTACCACGAATCATATCATGCACTGCCTGCAACTGCATAATCTGCTGCACAGTCCATTCATAATCTTCTTCAACAGGTTCTTCGTTATTTTCGTCCTCTACAACACCCTCAGCCTCCAGCAAGGCTTTGTAGTTGATTGTATTGCCCATCATGCTTGCAAGCTCTCTTGTGAGAGATGGATCTGTGTATGCTGCTGCACACATTCGATCAGTAATGTCTGACACGCAGGAGTTAAGGAGCTTCCTGCTTGTACATACGCTGCCGATAGCCTGAAACCCAATTGCAACCTTACCTTGCATGTCCCTATGTTTTGATGGGACATACTCGATTTCTTTAGCAGGGTCAAATCCGCATTGCCACAACACTTCATGCATCAGTGCGTCATTTTCGGGAAACAGCATCTCCACTTCATTCAGATGTTTTAGCTCATCCGCAAGCTTTAGATCACGGAAGGAGATAACCTTCATTCGAAGCCTCCTTTGGCTTTCTTGTTTAATTGATTCACCACTTCCTTCATCTCCTCCAACCGCACCTCATAGCACACTGGATTACTGCAAATAGGGAAGGATGTCTTATACCGAGTTGCAGGTTCTCCGCATACAAGGCACTGGTCCTCTTCATTTTCTTCAATCATTTGTAGATTTGCTTCAGTAATGCTTTTAACAATTGCCAACATGTCTTCCTCAGAAGTTGCTATATATCGGACAGACTTCCCTTTGACAGTGCCTGATACGATATAGCCGTTCAATACTTTCTCTATGTTTATCAATTTGTCTCCTTACACAATCTGTGGCAGCACCATACCTTGTCGCTCCAACCATTCCAACATCTCTGGGATTTCCTTGTACTCATATGCATGATTGTAGTCATACTCTTCGTCACCAATCTTGAATCCGTCCATATCAAAGATTGCACAAATGGTGTGTTTTCCATCTTTCTCTGACAAGTCAATGATGGTTGCGAACTGACGGGTTTTGATAAATACTACAGCTCCACGCTGTCCATCAGTCAGGAGGACAAGACTGATTGGGAGGGTTTCTCCGATAGCTGTTTGAAGTTGGTATGGCATAATTAATTCGCTCTTTCTGAACCGTGTAGTTCTGTATAGCCAGCACCTTGGCTGTTTAACTTCTTAATCATGAGTTCTCTAAACTCTATAGCAAGATATTTAGCTTTTTCTTCCCCGTACTTTAAAACGGAGAATTGCTTTATACCATTTTCATCACTGTTTAGAGGACTCCACCTTACTACCCAATAAGCGTAAACCCTGCCACATGATTCTTTTTCAGCTCTAAATACTCCGACCACCCCTGAACTGTTTCTTTTGGATTTCTTCATATTTCTGCGGTTAATTTCTTTAGAAACACACCGGAGGTTTTGTATCTTATTGTCTTTCGTGTTTTGATTAATGTGGTCGATTACCATTCCATCCGGTATTGGGCCGTTATGTATTTCCCAGATGATCCTGTGACATCTGTACCGAACTTTACAGACATCTACTAGGAAGTAATTCAACGTACTATTAAATCTTCCAGCAACATCCCCTTTACAGATAACTTTTACATTTCTGTAACAGCCATTAAATCTATCTGTATTCCATCTAAGGCACGATGGTGAAGTCTCGTCGTAATAAAACAAACTGCTCCATTCCACACCTAATTCACCTCATGCAAGAGTTGGACGAAGTATTCTGCAGACACTCGGGCAGCTTCTTCATCGTATGCAGCGTCCGGCCTGAACTCTTCAGGCGTTTCCAAATAGCGTCGATTCCATTCTGCGAAAACTTTCTGAATCTGCTCTTTGGTTGTGATGATCGTATTATTCATACTATTTCCCTGTATTAGTCAAAAGGTTCTCCCGCCTCACTTCAGCCTTCCTTGTTCGATTCGTTTTACCACAGTCATTGCAAACAAGTACATTGTACTCAGACACGGTTGTAAAGTATGACTTATCAGAGGGAGTTAGATTATCACTCCCACAGCAAACACAACGCGCCTTGTCATCCGGTTGGTGCAGTGCTACGTTAGGGTGTGTTTTGCTCCATGCGCGAAGACGAAGGTAAAGCTGCTCAAGAATGATAACGTCTTGGATGTTGTAGTCAAGCATTTCTTCAAAAGCTTTGTCGTCCATTCCCATGCAACGAATCCATAAATCGAATCCGCTGTGTTGCTTCTTCCGTTCAAGTCCAAGGTAAGCTGCAATACTGTCAAGACTGTTGCTAGGAAACCTGAACTCAGCTTTTGCAATCCGTAAAGTATCGACAATCTTGGACGGCAAGAGCGGATCAAGCCCAAGAGCAAGCATTCGTGTTTTAATCAACGGAATATCGAACTTATGAGCATTATGCGCCACGATAAGATCTGCACGGTTCATAAGCTCTGCAAGCTCGATTACAAGCTGATCATCATTCTCCTTCTCAAGAATCCGATTGGAGATGATTGTAGGCTCCCCTAGCCACTTTGCAGAGTAGGTCAGAAGATAGCCTTCCTTCACTACTTGGTTCTGCGATACATTCTGATCAAAACGCCCCCACACATAGGCAGTTGTGGGAGCTGTCTCAACGTCAAGCAAAAGAATCTTGATATTCTTTGGAATCGAATATTCTGTTGGTTCAACTCCCTGATTAAGTGTTTTGTAATATTTGCGAAGACAATCACTTACAGTGCTGCGGGGTACTCCTATAGTTTTCGCAATCCCTCTCCAACTCATTACTCTACTGTTAGCTAGACGGATTGCATCTAGCCTCCAGTCATAGTTGTTATTATTCTCCAACAATGTTCTCCTATACTTTCTCAGCCTCAACCTGCAGCTTGGCGTACTCGTCTTGCAAGGCTTTGATTTGATCACCCACAGCTTCCAACTGCTTTTGCATCTCACTCTTTTGTATTTGCTTTGCTGGTTCTACGTAGCGCCAGATAAGTTTGCCTTTGCTGTTCGGGTCCATCAGACTTTGATTTAGTTCAGGAGCTTCGTAGACTTCCTTGATGCTATATTTGTCTCGATTATTAAAGTAAAGTTGCAACCAACAACCAGCACGTACACCGATAAAATCTCCGATAGCCGTCTCGCTCAAGTATTTATTTGAGGCAGGTGCAACAATGTAGGTGCATCCACTCTCTGTAGCCACCCTCATAAACGGCTTGAGCATGTCTTTCGTGAAATGAAACGGCTTTCCTTCTGCATCTACGCCATTTGCTTCGTAAGGCACCATGCCGTACCATCTCCAAATGTCCAAGTATTCTGCTTCATAGCTGTACACTTGACCTTTATACTCTGTATCATATAGGCCAGTTGCTTTATTGAATACAAATTCGTAATCAATCCCACCTGTGGTGGACTTCATCGTAAAACGTTCTGGGTATTCTCGCACTGTCAGATCCTCCTTGATTTTAAAAATACTACTGGAAAGCCATTCCTGTACTACTGACTTTCTATATGGGGGATGTTTTACCCCAACAGATACGCCCTTGGTTACAACACATGAATACATTCCATCTGCCTGTATCTCCATTAGCCACTCGTTCTTAGTTGCCTCACAGAGCATAATAAACTTGTCAGGAATACTCATTAAATTTTCTCCAATGCGCTAAGAGGGTATGCATACCATGTGATAGGTGAGTGCTCGGGTTCTGCAAAATGTACGCCTTGTTCATCAATATCATCTATTTCGAATACCAGCCCTACGGCTCTGTCCATTTCACTGGGCCAAGAGTTATGCCATATAGTACCTTCCCCCATCCCATTGGGAGCCTCATCTTCTTCAATTCGTACTACACGAACTTTGTCACCGGGGCGGAAGAGTGTTCCGTAGTAGTTCCATACGTTACCATCATTTTGCATTAGAGGAGTCCTTTCTGATAATTTCTTCAACTGCTGCTCTGCGTTTATTAGCATTCGTCAGCGTAGAAACATTGTAGTCATTTTCCTCACAGTAAGCAAGGATTTCCTGCTTAGGTTTTTTCATTAGTTCGATCACCCTTTTCTGAATCAAAGCCTCCTCGAAAGAGATTCCCTTACGTTCTGCAAGGGACTTGCACTTATGACACGGTTTACAGGCCAATACCCAGTTATCATTACAGTCAAGAAGCTTATACATAAACTCCGAAGCTGTCTCCCAAGAGTTGCACTGTCCGGCCATATCTACGTGGTCAACTTCTAGTTTACTTGCAGGGAACATCTCAGAGCAGTAGTGACACTGTCCAAGCTTCTTTGCACGTCCTGTATAGCCCTTTGGAGGCTCTACAAGCTGTTTTTTCTTCCACTCAATTTTTGGTGGATAAAAGTTCCATATCTTCCTTATAGCACCTCGTAGGTACGTGAAAAAGGCTGTTTTGTTCTTCCAGATGGTTGGGTAGAGTTCCCAAGGCGTTTTCAATTCTTTCTTTTGCAATTTCAAAATACTTTTTGTCTTTCTCTATTCCGATAAAGTTTCTCCCCTTGTTAATACAAGCTACTCCTGTAGTTCCACTACCCATGAATGGGTCAAGCACAGTTTGTCCGTCTAGGGTAAAGCATCTAACTAATGTTTCCATCAACATCAAAGGTTTTTGTGTGTCATGTACCTTCTCTTCCCTAAGTCTTCCACTAACACTCACAATGTTTGATTTAATAACTTGTGAATCAAACAAGCCAACACCGTCTGCCAAAAATGCATCAGTAATTGTTGTACCAACTTTATAAGGTTTGAAACACCACACTATTGGCTCAAATTGCGGCGCAAACGAGCCAAGCCTAAGTGACGAAGAAACCGATTCAAGATTCCTCTTCTCTAGTACCTTATTGACACTTTGAGCACGAAACGGGGCATGTTGTTTATCCCAAGCAACTGTGTCTTTGTACACAAGACCTGCATTTTCAGCAGCAATCGTGAATCTGTGTTGCATTTGCCGACCTGTTAGACAAACAATACTTCCTGCTGGTTTTAAAACTCTAAGGCCCTCTGCCAACCATTTTTCACAGAAGTCTTGAAACTGCTTAGGGCGTTGTCTATCTGCTTCACTCCAACCGTTTTTCGGCTTACCCCTTGTCTTGAAAAGGGATGATTTTTGTTGTGCTGGGGAACTCCCTAGTAGAGCTTTATTGGAGTTGTTGTGGATAACATCCCATTCAGCAAAATCAATACCGTAGGGTATATCGCTTATGATGCAATGAACGGAATTGTCAGGAAGATCCTTCATTCTGTCTATACAATCACCTTGCATCAAGTGACTTGAGTTGAAAAGTTTCAATACTCCACTCCCAACTTATCCAACACATATCTCACATCCGTCAACTTTTCATCCTGTGTACGCATCATCTTAGCAAGATTGAAATTCTCATTAAGCACATACAGCCAATCAATTTCGATTTCGAAGTCTTTGTGATTCGGCAGTAGAATACCTTTTTTAAAGTCTTCATAACCTCTCCAACCGATTATTTTCTTCTTGGAGGGGTAGAGTGTCTTATACCCTTTTACAAGGGCTTCAAACGCCTCCTTGTCGTTCTGGCAGTCCTTTAAGAGATTGTAAGACTTCTTCTCACCCCATTTCATGTCCGTAGCAGAGTTTGCAGCGTAGTTGTCTGAATCGTCAGAACTAAGGACTTGATGATAGAGCCACACCCTTCCACGACCTTTTACTTCACCCTTCTCGTTCTCTTTCAGCCAGCCAAACCCATCATAAGTACAGATCGGTGCACAAGTGTTGGTGTTGAAGATGTGTCCTGCACATTGATAATAATCTTTGTCTACTACGGCGAGAACTAGCTTATCTTTATCGGACTTGGTTTTAGACCACCTTTTATACGCAGTATGGCTGTCAATAGAGACTTGGTCATCAGCTTCGATGCCTTCTACGACTTCACATGCATGGTGTTTCACAAGGTACTCTTTTAACTCTTCCAAATGAATTGGACGCATCATGCCAACCCGATTACCTTTATAGCGTAGGATTGTTGAAACATCCTCACGGAAGACTTTCCCTTTACCGCTGTAGCCATAATACGTAGACACACCCACTGCCTCACATGTTGACTTAATCATTGTCTTAACAATCTGCAGGCAATTTTCTAATGGCTCAGGTGTTTGAATGTCGGTGATGTCAAACTCTTCAGGAAGTCTTGGTGTTTCTCGATCCTTGTTATACTCGGCAAGCCATCCAGCTTTCTTGGTCTTCCAGTGGCCCCAGAACTGGGTTCGTGTGTCAAACTCGTACTCATCCCCTGATTCTCGGTGTACTACTTTAATTGTTCGTTTCTCTCCTACACTTCCTGCTGCATACAAAATTGGATCATAATCGAATAATAGAGTTGTCAATCTCACTCCTTACCACTCAAGATCTTCTTCTGTTCGGTTATGCTCTACACCAATCTTTGCAAGCAGATCATAAGCGTTCCCCGGCATTTCTTCAGATTGATTACTAACTATGAATTCAGATTCTTTAAATAAATCAACAGCAGCAGCCATAGAGAAAGGTACGTCAGTCTCAATTTTTGCTTTTTCACCGTATTGCCCTCCGACAGCATTAGCCAAATCTTCCCAACTATTTAGAGGTACGTTTTGCAAACACAGACCGATACGAAGGAGATCGCCTTTCCCAATTGTATAGCCACGCTGTTGGTACTTCAAAACCCGCATCAACGAGCCATAGGGGTAACGAGTGCCACTGTGAAAACGAAGATAACGTTGTGCAGAGTGCTTCATAAAGTCATCATGGAAGACAAACTCTTTCTTATCCAAATCATACGCTGCCATGCACACGGTATAATCGAAGGCATCAAAGATTGCCTCTGCTGTTTCAAAGAAGTCGAAATGCATCAACTGAATGATATTATCACCTTCTGCAAATGTGACAGCTCGATCTGTTGCTGCAACACACCACAGACGTTCAGAATAAGCTAGAGTTATTGCATCAATGAAATGATCTTTAGATTTAAAGTAAAAATCTACATCGTTAATTGTCTGGTTTGTGAAGGCACTTGTCAGAGCACCACCAGCAATGAAAGCACCTTCTGGACTGAAGTGCGAGGACGCTGCTTGAATTTTTTGCAGTTCTTTGTTGTGTTGTGTCATGTTTTCCAAAATTAAAAGCCCCACACCCTGTTAAGAGTGCAGGGGCTGAGTTACTTAATGTTGCAACGCATCAAAAAGGCACATCGTCGTCCATGTCGCTGAAGTCAACAGGAGGAGTCTCCTCTTGCTTCGGCTTAGTAGGCTTCGCAGCTTTTGGCTTCTCTTCCTTCTTCTCTGCAGGAGCATTACCATCACGCAGAGCAAGCTGTTCAAGAACTTCAGCATACTCCTTATCGTTGTCAATGATAGCTTTGGCAACCTCCTTAGCTTTCTTGATCAACTCACCTTCATCTTCACGCTGACGAACAGCTTCCTGAATCTTCGAGCCTTCATAATCTTCAGCAAGAACAATCTTGCGAAGATCAGCTTGACGCAGCAAATCCATCTTGCAAACACCACCAAGCTCATCCTTTTCTTCCAGAAGATCCTCATCATCAAAGTTGATGGAGATCGCAGGAATCAAAGCAGCTTCAGGTTTGATACCCTTCATCAATGGAACAGGAGACTTCAGTTTCGTGTTGACGTACGTGTTACCGTCTTTCTCAGTCTTCTTAACCTCCACGTTCATCATGAAAGGCTTGCCAAGCAGTTCACCAATGTCGTTCAGTTTCGGGTTCTTGTAATTGGCTTCGAAGATGACATCAGAGACTTTCTTACCATCATCATACTTCGCAACTCCAGCAATTTTGTAGAGTGTGGAGTTCGAGGCAAGCAACCAAGGCTTACCTTTGATGTAATTGCCCTGCGGGTCACGAGGAGCCACAGTGGTGAGGTTCACTCCTTCACTCATGCCACGAGAAACAGGGTGCAAAGGAAGGCGGATGTTTTTCACTCCAATTTCTTCCCCATAGTCGTGCGTCTGGGAGAGCAAATCAACATACACTGCAACCTTCTGCTCAAGATCTTTGCCTTCTTGCGGAACGATGATTTTGTCTTGACCGTTCTCATCTTGTTCACGCTTACCTGCGGAGTCTTTTGCGAACTTCGGTAGCTTTTTATGAACACCAAGATTGACGAGCAAGCCAATCTGCACAGCTTCCAAACCCTCTTCAGGGACAATAGGTACAAAGTCTTTCTTATCGCCATTCTGGGAGTTGGCGTTTTGATTCAATTGTTTTGGTTTAAATCCCACTTCTTTTCCTTTTAAACAAATAAATTGTGCATTACATGCACGTTAAACTTCTCATTGCTGAGAATTACTGTTAGCCTTTATTGGCCTTATCTTTTGCTGTCTTTCCGGGACGTGCTTTCCCAGTCAGTTTAATACAATTCTGGTGTGTGCGAGGGAATTTACCCATCGCTTTCTTATCTGCTTCAGTCATGTAATCTGCACGTTGTTTGCTCATCTTTTCTCCTTATTTGTTCTCATGGTTGAGAATTGTTTTAATCACTTCCCAAGAACACCAAACCTTCGTCTGGGTATTCTGTGTGATATGCATACAACCCCTCTGGTCCTTGCAGGTTAGGGTAGTTTTCACTTCTTACGAGCACGTAAGTATGTTCTTCTGGATTGTCTTCGCACTCAAAGCATTCTACAAGCTTTTTAGCTTGCTTAAATGTAATTACCATTTTACTCCTTTTAGTGGCACATGTCAACAACTTTGTTGCTAATCATCCACACGAACATAGCGGGTGCTCATTGTCTCAAAGTAGCCACCCTCTCCTACATACATGATACGCGAAACCAAGGCAGGCTCTCCATTAACAACCAATGAGGATGTATGATCAATAGGAACAACATACGTCCGTTGACCTACTACCAAATTTGTTACATAGTCAATGTGCTTGTATTGCACGATAGGTTTGTATTTGACTTCTTCAGTCATTGCACGGCTCCACATTCAGGGCACTTCCAAGCCCCGTTTTCGTAATCTTCGTCTCCGAACTGACCAGCTTCAAGTCCGTACTCTTCGCAATCTTCAGGGTCAAACCCCGGAATATCGTCGTCCGATTGTTCAAACCAAAACGTCATTGTAATAATCCTCCATCATCACTGCCAACAAATCACCTTCAATCTTCCTGTACTGGCTCTCAGACAGCTTATTCAACACACTTACACCTCCATGTGTAATATCGAGGATATCAACCTCTGGAGGTTCTGTAGGACTGTCCCAAACCATATAGCAGCGCCCCGGCCAGAAGAAAAAGAAAGCTTCAGCTTCTACAGCTTCATCTGTCTCAGGATGATTAATCGTTATCGGGAAGTTGTTGTGACGACTCATCTACAGATCACCGTAATCGTCACAGAACCACCAACCCTCATCCCAATCTTCGTTTTCTTGTGTGCCGACTGGGGAAGGGTTCTCGTCTTGAGAATAGCCCATCATTGCAGCTAGTTCACCTTCTGCCATTGCTTTGGATCTATTCACTTCTTTCCAAAACTTTTCTACAACTTTCTTATAGACTTCGTAGAGAATCGTCAATTGTGTTGGAAGCCATTGCATATCACACCTTCTTCCAAACAGTTGTCTCCACAACTTTAGTAATACGCTTCACCTCATACACATCAGGCTCATTGTAATACCAGTCTGTGTGGTAACTTCCAGACCGGCTTTCAGATAGGCAGAAGAAGTGGTCTTTATACTTGAAATACGTATCCTTGTATTGGTACTTATGCTCTTGTGTCCAATCATCTTCCTCTACAATCTCAATACCTTCAATGTCTTCAAGGTCGTTGTAGGAATCTCCATACTTGCTGATTTCTAGCAGTGCTACAATCTCTTCGATTAGTTCTTTGCTCATTTAGCTTCTCCTCCAAGTCCAACCAACCATTGCTTCGGACGGTCATCACCTTCCTTGTACGTGTGCGCATAAGTCCATAGCATTACGATATTGCAGATGAAATGTCCACGATGTGGAAGACCAGATTCCTTATCATTCTCTTCATCTTGCATTACACCATACAGAATATGTCGTGCTGCACATGCAATCGGTACACTCCAAGGCATCCCTTTAGCCCAGTTCCACTCGGCATACTTGCGCTTCCCGTATTCAAACACTGCAGCACATTCATCCCACTGAGAACCGATTGCTTGGATAGCGTCAATCAGGTTATCTACACCCCCACCTTCTTGAAATATTGCAAGTGCTTCCAAAGCATCAAGTTCTGCTTCACAGAGATTGCCAAGAGCCTTTCGACGTTCTTCCACGATCAATCGCAGGGGAATCAGTTCTAGAGGGGTCTTGCCTGCGTTGTAACGTGCCCCTGCACCTTTAGCATTGCTTGTAACGTCTCCAATGCCGTTAGGAGGTTTTACAGAAGGTTCTGCTTGAGTATTTTCCTCACAGACACGGTAGGCAACAATGTCCCCAACACTGTTTAAATGAGTCCACCTAAGACATTCACCTCGATAACAAAACAATGGTGTACTGTCTCGAAGTTCAACATCTACCCGCACACCGTCATCTACAGGGCACTCCCCACCTTCCCACTTAATCCATTTTGTCATTTACTCAAATACCTCGAATGAAACCACGTCGCAGCCATTGAACCAAGGCCACCACCTGTGCCAATAAAAAATACGATCCAACTTACCCCGTTTGCTGCCATCTGTGAAATCAGGAACACCTCTACAAATGCCATCAAATAGCTCGTAGGAAGAATCCACTTATATTTCTTATGAACAACATTCAACTGTTGGGTTGATCGTAGTCCCACGAAGAGGAACGCAGCGGCAAAGGCTGCAAGATATGTAAGCAACATTATTCGTCCTCTTCGGGGTCGTCATACTCCTTTGGAAGACGCTTTCCTGTCTGCTCTACAAATTCTTCTTTGATCCAATAATCTTCATCAGTTCCACCGTCAGCGTACCATTCAGCAGCCTTCTTTTGATAAAACCTTAAAAACTCCAACTCTGTGGCTCGTCTCATTCTTCCTCCAATTCGATATCGTAATTATACTCTTCCATAAGACTTCCGTCAAGCAATTCTTCCACCATATCCTGCCCAAGCCTGTTAAAAGCAATCATCACCTTCCTCCTGTACCAGTCAATCTCTGTAATAGGCATCTTAGCGTACCCATGCTTATACAACCACTCGTACAATTTTCTAGCATTGATTCTATAGATGTTTGTCCTTCCCTCTTCTTCAATAAGGAATTTTGCAGGGAAGTCTTTTGGGAACTTCATTGTATATGGAAAAGCAGCAAGAATGCCATCCTTCCAATAGTGGCTTTCAATCATGGCTGCAATACAGGCCCCTACAAGACGCTCCCAGTCAACCTTTTTAGGTTTCTTGAGAGTGGCTAGGTAGTCTTTTCTTGGTTGGCCTCTACGGGGGTTTCTGGGCTTATCCATACCAATTATGTGTCTCTGTCCATGCCTCACTCTTAGCACCACAACATTTACACTGATTCCAATATTCTGTATAGGCTTTGTCGTAATAACTTCCACTGAAGTAACAAGACTTCTTTTCGATTTCAAGATGAGGGCACATCTCATTACGTTTCTTGCGCAGCTCAGAAGCTTTCAATTTAGCTTCATCAGCCACTTTCATAGCATGCTCTAATTCTGCCTGTACCTGCTCAAACGGTGTAGCAAATAACTCTTGTTGCATATTAATCCCTTAGTGACATTCCGCCCAATTCCTGCCAAGAATATAATCCGCAGCTAACGTGACATTCAATTTGTAATACTCGCTCGTCTCACGTACAGCTTCTTGAATCAACTCTCCGGCTTTGCACCAACCAACGTAATACCCTTTATCAGAATGACCTACTTCAGACCACGTAGGATGTTCTGCCTTGAATGCTTTAGCTTCCTCTTCAGTTTCAAACAACTTCCACTTGATCAGAGATTTGTGCACTTCCATTTGTGCTTCATCATGGTAGGCAATGAGTTGCTGTACAAAAGCTTTGCTTTTCCAGTGATCCTTCCAAAAATCCACAGTAAGTCCAGCTTCACGTAATTTCTGGTCATGAAGTACCATTGCTCGCTTTGCGCAAATAACTCCCGTAGATTGGAACAAGCTGTTAATCAGAGCACTCTTGGAACGTGTCATAATCTTACGACCATCAATGCCAAGAATAAACTTTTTCCCGCCTGTAGTCTCCCAGTAATTGGTCAACTTTTCTGCAAGTAATGCCAGAGGTTTAGCAGCATCCCAGTAGGCACCATGAATCTTTGCACCGTCTTCTACACTGCAGCCTACAGTCTTTGCTACACGCTTAGGTTGACCACCATATGCACAGCAATTACCTGTGATCGTAATCACATCACCTTGGCGCATCACCCAAGAGCCAAGTTCAGTAGTAATACACCAGACAGGCTGTTCGCCTAGTGAAACCATCTTACTTGTCTGAAGACCTCTATGGGGCTTCTTAGTAAGGCGTACATGCTTCATCGGACGACCCTTCCAGCCTTCCTTGTGCGTTACTTGAACAGCACCATCATGCACCAAATAGGATGCAAGCAAAGCAGCTTCTTGAATATCTCCAACGTTTTGCGCCCAGTTCCAAATGTTACCCGTGTGATGTCCATCAGCAACCATGAAGCCTTCTATAAAAGTGGTACGCTGCTCGTGACTCATATCTAAGACACGCCGAACCCAATCTGCCCCATACTTGACATCAGTAATATAACCTGTTGCACATTGAGGAAATACATCCTCATTTGAATCCCACGGGGCATTCATGATGATGCTACTTTCAGTGTTAAGCTCCGATGTTACACGAACTTCATCTACAGAATCCCGAATAGAAAAATTTGGCTTACCAGTAGAAAACTCTTTTCGCTGCTTTACAAACCACCTGTGTTCTGCTGTAGCTTGGAATTTAGTCCACGAATTACCAAACTCAAACACCTCCGCAGAATCAAAGGACACCTTGTCAGTAACCCTTGTCCACTTCTTTGTCTTTGTCACAGGGTCATAACCAAGTACCAACTCTCCGACCTCAAGCTCATCAAAGTGCTTCCAACCGCTACGAGTCAAAGCCGTCGTATGCATCGGTACACAGTATTTCACATTTTTGGCAGGAGTACGCTTGAACTCTCGTCCTAATACTTCTGAAATTCTTGCAGCAGTTTTCGTGTGCACATCGTTCGGTTTTTCCATCGTCAACGAACGGCTGTAGGATTTCTCTGCATCATCATACTTCCAACAATAATGTGCTTCCACCATTGCTTCAAGACTTGCAAAGTCATACCCTAATTGATAGAAACCCTCTTCAACATCACTACCAAACAACTCCCGCATAAGTTCCCCATACAAAGAGGTGACACGGGGGACATTAGCTACAATACGATGCTTAAACCGAGTTGTTCCAGCTCCACACGTATCAGCAGGAGTAGGTATTCGTCCATCTTGTGCGATACGTCCATTACTCAGCCAACCTTTCTCAGCCTCTTCATCCTCGTCATCAGGATCTACCCCACCACCGAGAATGCTGTTACGACGATGGCTGTACGTCAGGAAGTCAGAGATGTCTTTAGCATGTGCAAACTTATCTACAAGAGCTGCCAACGCAGGGTCAATTTCCTTCTCGACACCAACTGTCAGTGAGGGATTAGTCAACACTTTCAGCGGACGTTTTGTGTGACTATGCTTCAGTAGTTTATTCCTGAACTCCTGCTCTGTATCCACCTCCAGATGCTCAAACCGATCCTCCTTGAACGGACTCTCCAACGTCTGCTCAATGTATCTCATACAAGTTTCGAAATACTTCTCTGGGGTCAACTTGTGCTTCTTAAAGTCAACGGTCAAGTCTCGCTCCTTGTATGCTGTAGGCTTCCATCCAAGACCGACTAACCACTGTTTGATGTGTGTTGTATCTTTGATTGTAGCTGGCATGTGCGTGATGATCGGCTCTTGCGGAATGGGCAATGTGAAGCGTTTATTCTCATACCCTTCCTCATTAAAACTCGCCGTCCAATCGCCACCTTCATGCTGCTTAAGGGCTCCTCTATGTTTTTCTACCCACTTCTGAATATTAGCACTAAGGCTTCCATCTTTCTTGAACTGAATCTTCGGGGGAATATACTCCTTCGCAGCAGTCTTTGTAAGTGGTTTAGGAGGAATCAAAGGCTCCACAATCTCCTTCAACTTCGCCATCTTTTCATCAAGATCCCGCACGCACTCTACAGCAAGCTTCTCATTGAACTTGAAACCACGATGCTCCTGACGAGTGATAATAAGACGCACACGTTTCTCTAGCTCATATGCTTCTCGCCAATCCCAGTCGCCCCACTCCTTCAACAGAAATTTCCACGTCTTGATGTTTGATACAACGTCCTGCTTGTTATACACCAACATCTCGTGATGGTACACCTTAAACTCTGCCCCCGGAGGGTCATGTGGCCCGATGAGTCCAAGTTCAATTGCTTTGGCACGCCAATCAATCTTCGCTTCGCCATGCATCTTGCCGAAGTATTCAATACTGTGGCCTGTACGGTCAGGGTTCAAGGTTTTTGACAACACCAATGTGTCAGTAATCGTAATCGGCTTTCCGCAGATCGTGTCACAAAACGTGTTGTAGAATTTATCGTTACGCCTACCTTTCGAAACTCCAATGTCAAAGTCCAGACCAAACTTCGCCATCATCACCATATGATCGTACGAAATCGTGTTGTGCCCAATTAGCTCAGTAGCTGTATCGAGCACGAACTCTTTCACACGTTTGGTTTCATCCTGAACAAATACGAACTCTTCCCCAGAATCTACGTCAATGAATACTGCACAGTGTACTTCAAAACTATCTTTTAATTTGTACGGAGAGGCAGTGTAATCTACTGTAGTGTCATCCAATAGCCCATTCGCCTCAATATCCCAACACAACCTCATCCCATCTCCTAATTAACTCTCAGCCAAATATTGCATCTGTTTAGAATACTTCATCACTCGCCTCATGTCCCGCCTGACTAGACTCTCCTGCAAATTACAGAGCGTGTCGTGCATCTTTACCGTACGTGCAAGTTCGTTCTTCTTCACACGATCTATGTAAAATTCGTAAGGCTCTCCGTCTATTTTAGTCATAGCCTTCACAGCATTGACCACATTATCCTCAAACAATTGGCAAAGTGTTTCTTCTTTGCAGTCAGTATCTTCCAAAATTTCCTTCATTCGGTCTTGGTTGCTAACAGACTTGGGACTTGGGACGTAGACCGACAGGTGGCTTCGTTGTGGTGAGACTTGGACCAATTTAAAACAACCTGCTGCATCTAAGTAGTACTCTGGCTCGAAAGCCTCTAAAAACACGCTATCATTATCTTTTGTGTGGCTACTGTTCCAACACATATACCCTTCGTCGTCAGTGTATATTGACAAAGCTCTACAATACAAATATTTAGCCTCCCCACAATACCATTTATAACCAAGATTGAACAAAGCGTCTTGAACCTGCCTACTGTGGGAAGGGCAGGTAATTCTAATCTTCATATCTTTAAATTCACTCATTCTTTCCTCCTCGTTCACTATTTTCAAATACCCATCGTAAGTCCCATCACAATCAGGCTCTACTACATATAGCATACCAGAAGCCTTTAAGCGTTCAAAATCTTCTTTAGAAAGAATTTTCATGTTTGTTCTTAAGGTTGAGAACTTGTGCTGATGATTCCACTCGATTGCTCCTTGAACTCCCGAATTTCTTTTTGGTATCGAATGTACTCCGCTGCTTCTTGCTCTGTCCGAAAAGCCTTGATTGGTGTTACAACATTCCGTGTGAATGTGTAGCCAGTGGCAGACACATCCGACATTTCTCCTGCATACCACACCTCAAATTTGTTCCAAATCTTTGTTGGGTTGTTGATTACAGCATAAGAGTCTTTATTCAATTGTTCTCTCCCTTGGTTGATCAATGCCTACATTTTAGTGCAGGTATTTCGGTGTGTCAACTATTTTCCGTGCCGTTCAGAGTACCCTGCTCCTTGTTTATTAAGCTCTTCAATCATCTTGGCTCGATATTCACAAGCTAGTCGGAAAGCTTCTTCTTCGCCATACTTTCTAATTGGGAAATTCTTTCTGTCTTCTGATCCATCTAGATTCTGCCACTTAGCTCTGTAGTATAAATTGCCTCTTCCACCATCACAAAGATGAACACCTGTGACACCAGAGTTATTGTTGACCCGTAATACTTGGTTATGCGTATTTACCGTTCTTTCCACCAACCTCAGATTAGTGATCGAGTTGTTTAATTTATTACCATCAACATGGTCTATATCCATGCTCAAACCCGGCTGCACATCGTTGTAGAGATACCAAATAATGCGATGTACTTGAAAGCACTTACCATTTATTCTCACAGACCAATAACCCGTGTTTAATAAATTACCAGCAACTTTACCTACAAAACGATTTACGAACTGTTTGTGCGCTCTACCACACGAGAAATACTTCTCGCCACGATCTCTCCAACGCAATACACCTGCATTGAAGTCAACATCAAAATAATCCCTTAGCAGGGATATGCCTGGTAATTCCTTCGTTTTCAATGCCATTAAAAATCTGCCCCATCTTCTCCGTACGTGATAACATCCCAAGTCTCGTTGTCCAAACTAAACACATCAGCAACTCCTAATGAAGACCATGTGCGATTTTTAAGCGTCACGATCCGGCAGCGACCACGGGACCTGTCCGGCATGATTTCCGGCTCAAGTGCAAGAATATTCCAACTCAATGCTTCCAGCGAACTACTACCTCGTAAAGATTCCTTCGTAACACGTACCCAGAAAGGTTGGTCCTCTTTACCCTTCGGCGGTTTAAATGCATCAGCGTTAGTGCGGTTAATGTGACTGATCAAAATCACACATATGTCGTTAGCTGCACAAAACGCAGCAAGCGTAGTCATTGTGTTGTCCAGCTCACGGCGCTCATCTGCAACTTCTGGGCTAGTAAGGACTGTAACGTGGTCTACAATCAGGTACTTACAACCTTCAACAAAGTGGGCGTGTTTTACCTTTGACATAAACTCAGACAGTGGCAACGATCCAAAGTGATCTAACATCACAACCCGGTTGTTATCCACAATATCTCGGTAGACAGCCTCGATTTCCTCTTTTGTCGCAACAGACGTCGGATTATTTTTGAACTGCAAATAGTTCACCCTCAGTTGTGATGCAATCATTCGCTGAATTGTCTCGACTGGCCGTTCTTCCAGATAGAACATCCCAACCCGCTCCCCAGCACTCATAAATGCATTTGCAAACAATGCAGAAATTGTAGACTTGCCTACATTCGTGGGCGCACAAAGCAGTGTCAACTCTCTGGTTCGGAAGCCATTTATTTGAGACATTAGTTTAGGGAACTCTGGCACCACGATCCCTTTTGGACGCTCTGCAATAATCTCTTCAAATGTAACATCTGATGCTTTAAGGATCTTCTCTGCAACATAAGGCTTCGCACCAAATGCAGCAAGTTTTGCAAGTTCTTTGCTTTGCCCCGCTTGCATGTAGTCACTGGCGTCTTTTTTATCTGCAGCGTACGGAAGATAAAATAGCGGTAGCCCTAGAAGAGCATTAGCAAGTGATTCTCGTGCCTCTTTACCACGCATCATACCTTTTAGCCGCTCTGCCGGAGTACACTCGTCATTGTCCATGCATAAGATAACTGCATCAGTAAACGATGATACAAAGTCTTTGTTGTGCAAAACGTGCTCTACAGCATTTTTAGTGCCAAGACCAATACTGACGACAAACGGTTTTAAGTCAGAGTATTTTGTACCAGCCACATCATCAACCAGTGCTTGGTACAAACTAGGAACCTCCCATTCACCCTCGCAAATATACAGCTTTGTTTTCTTACGCTGATTTTTCTCAGCAATCTGCTGACCAAAGAGCATATTACTAATTGACACTGACCCAATTGCGGAAAAATGGTGTTTGTCCTCCTTGCTAACTGTTAGATCGCGGCGCTTAAACCCGCATAACTCCCCTTTTTGGTTGTAATATGGGAAGTAATTTGCAATTGGTGTAACACCATCCTCTTCACTGACAGCAGTTCGAATTTGGAACAACTCTGCTGTCTCAAGCCGAATCCCACGCTCAGGAATTGCTTTAATTGGGTATTGCAAGACTTCTTTTACTGTCTCCTTCGACTTATACTCACTCACCTCCGAATACTCCTTAAATTTCCTGTCATACGCCATCTACACCCTTTCATACCAAAACTTCACCCTTGGAGGCTGCTTAAACACAGCGAGCCCAAGCTCTGTATCATACCTCCGCATAGCCTTCCTCAATGTCCTTCCAGACAATTCAGCAGTGTCAATCACCAAAACAGGCTTCAAATCATCTGGTACGTTTTGTCCGTAAGGTATCCACGGGATGCTTAGTTTATGTGAAGCGTACACGCTTGCAATTGCTCCACTCCTTCCCGGCCCTGTGACAGACTTAGCATCACCCCCTTGTAAAAACAAGGCAACCTCAAGCCGTTTGCTGAATTCTTGCTCAGAAACTACTTGCATGTTAACTCTCCACATACTCAAACTTGTAAGGCACGTCCTTCAAGATTGCTGCCCTGTTCAATGCCATAACAATCTTGAATCCATCCTCATTCCACCGCTTCCAGTAACTCTCTGACATCACATCCGTCAGCTCCCATACATGGTGCCAATAGTTCAAAGCAATGATAATCTCTCGTGGAACGAAATACGAGATAAAATCTTCGTCAACGCTGATAGTACGAAATCGCCACGGACAGTCAGGACACTCCTCGACAAGCCAAAGCCCACTACTCATGTAATCTGGAAATACTTTAATTGTTTGCATATTACCCTCAATAATTTAGATGAAGTTCAGTAGCATCTACAGAGATCAACCCGTGAAGTTTCACAAACATCTCTTCGTAGCTTCCACGCGAGTTGTGCCAATTCCAATATTCCTTATGCTTTTGATAGTAAAGGTCACTAGATGAGCCGTAAGCCTGATGGGCAGTAATTATTTCCTTACGCTTACTCTCCCGAATTTCAGATTCTTTCTTACAAAACTCATGCCACTCTTCCTCAGTAACAGGTTTATTTGTCACATACAAACCACCTATACAATAATCTGAGGAGTATTGTCCCGCAGACATGTAGAAGAAGTACAAACCTTTTAGTTGTTCCATTTATTTCACCCTATGTGCTGTAAGTTCAAGAGGGTTCACCTCCATAATAGGCAATCTTCCACAATACTTATCATAGAAGTAACCAACATACCCTTCAACCAGAACAGGATTCATCTTCACGATATCCGTTTTGAAATGGCTTCCACCTTGCTCCCTCAGGTATCTCATAAATTCTCCAAGCTCCTTGCCATCAAGCTTCAACCACTCTCGTACAAGATCACCGTTGAATCGCTTACGATATTCCATCTCGAATTCCCACTCTGCTTGCACTTCGTTGTATAGAGTTTCGAAGTGGGGTATCTTTCGAAATAGGTATGGAAGCCATGCACGTTTATCCTGACCTTTTCGCCACTCAATCCAGAAGTTCTGCGCATTTGTGTGTTGATGATTTTCAATCCACTTCAAAAACTCTGTGTAAGTTTTTCGTTTCCTATCTCGCACGCGAGATGTATGGTTACGGTTATGTAGCAGGTAGATGTCTTTGTTAAAGAATTCACTGCTGACAACAAACTCAAAAATATCTTCAAGCCTATCAAAACCTTGCTGGTATCTCTCATACGAAAGCCCCAACACTGGCAGAATCTTTGCCCAGTCTGTTTCTACAACAATTGTCCTGAAGTGCTGTGTCTCTCCGATTCTCCAGTGGTACGCGAGGCCGTCATGTCCAAGCTTCATGCCCATCATGTGCGCAATCCTGCCAATGAGGTTGCCAAGGTCATTGTAGGCAAAGTAGTTAAGAGATGTCTGGTACTCAGATGAAGGTGTAATAATCAAATCGATCTGGAACTCTTTATACTCAAATGAAAAGCAATTCCCGTTCTTAAAACACTCTTTTGGCTGAAATGCTGTAATGACTTTTTCTTGCCAATCACTCGGAAGGTAGTCTGACTCAAGCAATAGGTCCATATCTCCGAAAGAATCTTTCGAATAATAAGCAGGGACATCAGTAACTTCACTGCAGCAGTTTAAAGCATAGATAAGTTTTGTTAGCACCTCACCTACAAGTTTTCTGTATTCGTCTGCATTGTACCGTCTCGTCTTGCAATTCTTAAGTGCATTCCCGCCCACGATATTCTCCTCAAAACCAGTACGGGCAATATTTACCTGTTTTATTATCTTTCAACTCACACACTTTACCACAAGTAAATAGAGCTGCCAACCAAGCTGTAAATTTGAACCTGTAGTGTCTTGGATTCCCGTGCAAACCGGGAAACGAGTACAATGTGTAACGCTTTGTCATATTCAGCACCTCAAAACTCAAAAAACATATCGCTACTCATTTTCTCAAGACGTTTAAGTTTAGCTTTCAATTGGCTACACTCGTCTTCAAGAGACTCATAGTCAGAGTATAGCACGTAATCTCCATAGTTGCTCGGCATCATTCCAGCAGTTTGTGAGTCAGTATTTTCACAACGAAATAACTCAGGATCATATCTTTGTACCATCTTTACTCCTCCTCCACCCACATATCTTCCACAACAAATTTAAGACTAAGCCCTCCATCTTCACGGCTTGCCCAGAAGCCTCCAGAGGCTGCGTAGGAGTTTCCATTGAAGCACTCTTCAAGCAGCTTTCGTGCATGCTTCCTCATTTGTCCCACAGAAGGTATCTCGTAGACATTTCCTTTGTTATACCACTTCCAGTTCAGGGTGTTCATTACTCGCTGCACTTTGTAGAAGTCAAACTCATCTAGGATCTCTTCGATTTGTTCTTCTTTAGCCATTCCAATACACCTTCGAAAGAATCTGCTTATCCAGCACTTGATGATGGCGAAGCTCCCACAACAGCTCGTTAATATCTGCCAACCAAGTCCAGTCTTGCATATTCTTGGCAATCATCCTATCCATCTCAACGTTAGTAATGAGTGTGGAGCGTCTTGAGATGCGTGATTGAAGCCTACTTTGAATGCTTTTCATGTTAGTTTCCTTCCTACTGCATAGCAGCTATATTAATAAAATCGTCTTGCTGAATATCAACTATCCATGTACAGGAAAAGCTTGATTTACTTGTTCTGCTATCAGTAATGCAAGTTGCACATGTTCGAGTTGTGTAACACCTTCCTCAGTTCGGACTTCAAAATAATGAATCCAACTACGAAGAGTCCCATTCACGTACAGGCGACTCATCGTAAGACCTTCTGGCAAGACTACGCGAGCAACTTCTTTGGCGATGCCCTTCTTAAGAGACTCTTTGTACACCTCCTTTGCGCGTTGCAGAACAAGTTTTTGCTGATCTTCCCACCACAACTTCAGCTCCATGTCGTCTGTTTCTAGGCTGTTTTGGCGGTTTTTTATATCCTGCATGCGCAAATCACGAAGACAGAACGCTTGCTCAAGTTGAGACACGTCTGCATAACGTTGGCTAAACTCTTGAAAAGAAAAGCTTCTATGTCGCAAAAGCTGTCGTGCAATATCTCGCGGAGATTCCACTTCAACAACAGCATTTGCCATTTCAAACGGACTCCAATGCTTGTGTTTTTTCAGATACCCTAGTAACTTTTCTGCAGTGTCCATGTTATGTTGATTTGATGGATTGGATACCCGTGCGCAATACGCAATAAGCTCCCCAACATCTTCAACACCATCTATAACAGGTTGTGTGACTGCGATCAATTTTGCTTTAAACATTTAGAACGACCTCTTCATAGTATTTCATCTCTGCAGATTTTCTAGCACAGCATGCTTCAAAGAAATCACGAAATCTCCCAAGAGTGATTTGACTTCCTTTGACACGTATGTACGCCTTCCAAGAACTTGTTTGCTTTTCTTTGTAAACACCTGTTATACCTGACTTATTATCTCTACTAACACGTTGATTGAAAGATTGAATGGATTTTATTTCCCACTTACAATTTTCTTTACTATAACCCTTATTGTTATCTTTGCGCTCTAAGGATAAATCTTCGGACGGGCGTTCTCCCATGTCTTCTAGGAAGAAGTTAAAACTTGTTAACCATCTATCACAAACGACTATTCCGCGCCCTCCATATCTTTCGTACTCTGGAGGCTCGGGATTCAAACATCGTTGTTTCATATTGATCCAAGCATTATACTCTGGAGTTGCCACACTTACCTTCTACTGTAATCACTCCTCACCTCCAAACCGTTTATGCACTTTAATCTTGAACTCTTTCTGTTTCCCTTCCATCTTTTGCGCATAGTACGTGCATATTAGAGCCAACAATGGTACAGAAACAGGAGATGTCAGAAGCACCAATACCCCCACAGCAACATAAATGATTGCCCACAGGAATTCCTTGCCGTGTTCGTACAGCTCGCTCCAAAGATAGCAGTCACGCAGGTTCTTTAAAAGAAATATTTCAGTAGCGACCTCTTTTAAGTGTTTTATGTACAGATTCACTCTGCCACCTCTACAATCTCATAAATACCATCACCGCCAAAAGACGAAGCAGCAAAGTTCCGTTCACCAACATCATCTAGGAAATACTCTTCTCCGTCTTCATCAAGCCCCTCGATCACGTAAATCTTGCCGAGGGTTACATCTTCAAGTTGGAAGCGCTCCTTAGCACCTGTAAATCGTATTTTTGTGTCAATGTTCAGTGTCTCAATTCCCTCGATACTCATCTTGTCTCTCCTTGGTAAGCTGTACAGGTTAATTGGTGGCAGCTCTAGTGTGGGCCAATCGATCACTTTACGACCTCTCATAGCAAAACATGTGCTCCTCCAACCGCATGCAACTCATTTTCTTTGCCCACTTTGGCTTCACAATGACATGGTGGAACCATTTTACATTCTCATTCATGAGAACTACTCCAACACCCTCCATCCGCTTCAATAAATCTTTCATTTCGACATTATATTTCAAAATTGGCTTCTTGTCAAACCATGAAAACTGCCCCGGCTGTGCAATTACTTGACAGACACTCTTCCCTGTTGCTTTTACGCGATTCAATATGACATCCATCACAGCCCTCTTGCCTACGTCGCTTTGTGTGTTGGCTTCGTAGTAAATTGCAGACACCATGCAACGTTTTTCTGACAGAGCATCCTTTGCAACAGCTTGAAAGGGAATAATGGAGAGGGCTAGGATGAGAAGACGCTTTAACATCGGGCTTCCTCGATCGGATAGTGCACTTCTTCGTAATCATATACGAGATTAAACAAAGCACCGAAACGATTGAACTCAGGTGATCCTGTTTCTGGTGGGTTGTCGAAGTATACTGACAGGTCTTTCAATGCAACCTTGTACTCTTCCTCAGTAGTAATCATTTTGAACCCTCCACAACAGCATCCACAGCCTCTTCAAAATGCTGCGCAACAGAGCCTTTCATGATACTCACACCTACAGGGACTGGAATTCTTTCAATGTGGAATATTGGCCTCCAACCTCCCGAATACATGCCACCAACACGCAGCTTCACAGTTTCCCATCGTTCCGCTTGTTTGGCAATGTGTTCAATGTACTCAGCAAGCTCGTAGTAAACATCTTTCTTATGTGCATCTTTTAAAATTGCTAAAGCCTCTTCTTTAGTTATCATACAACCTCCACAGCATTCCGCTGGTTTCTCTTACACCCTTCACACTCTGTATCTACAGTATCCCTACTGTATTGGCAATCCGTAGTCATCCTGTTTGGAGCATCCCTAAATACTGGAATGCGTGTGTAGCTCCCATCAACATAAACACATTTCCACCCTGTTTGTACTTTTAAGGATGATTTGAAGTCATCTCTGTTGTAACATCCGTAAGTCATTCCATCCTTCCCGCTAGTTTTCCGTGTAAATAATCAATGTATTCTAGTTGTGACATTACTACACCATTCACTGTGTAGGTGATCGTGTCTTCAGCTGCTCCAACGATCTGCGTATCTAGCTCCCACCTCTCCCCTCTTTTGACTCGCTCTGCTAGTTCCTTTGGAGTGATGGTTTCGCCGTAAGGAGCTACTACCTGCTGCGCCTTGGCCTGCGGAGGGGGCGTCAAGTTCGCGCAGCGCCTGGATTTCCTGAATAGCAGCGCCGATTGATGCAGCGTGTCTCCCGGCGCTTCGCGGTGCCACGCTGCATAGAGCATGTCCAGAGTGTCGCCGTAGCTGCTACCCTGCGGCATCTCTAACTGCGGTGGCGCGGCGTTAAGCGCCTGATCAATTGATTCGTATCCAAGGTTGCGAGCCTTGACGAGCCAACGATCAAGCGGGCACTTCGGCTTCGCCTCTTGCTGCCCAGCCTCACTAGATAGCGCGGGGGCAGCGAATACCAATGGCTCAATTCGCGTTATCAAGGCTTCGTTGACGTGCTGCGGTCCTGTTCCTTTTAGAACAGGTATGCAGTCTTCGTGCATACTGCCAACGCGGCGGAAATAAACCATTTCCGCTACCGGCTCCTGCCTTACCTGCTGCGCTGAAGAGATGGCGGATTCGAACTGCGCTAGTAGGTCTTTTGCTGCTTCCTCACTGACCATGTGGCCTGATTCAAAGCCGCAGCCAATAAGTGTTCTCGCAATTTCCAGCGTGTCGGTGTGGTTGGTCATATCGAGCCTCACTTTCCGTACCACATGTATGCAGGACGCACGGCGCAGATTGCGGCCCACTCACCGGCAATGTGTCCCCAATCCTCGACATACACACGCCAGCCGAGGTCAGTATCAACATCGCCGCCGTCATATCGTTTGTCCCATCCCTCACACTTCATAGATGTCGAGTCTTCCGATTCCAGCCACCTGTGAATCATCGGCGCGAGTTCGGCCGCCCCCATAGGAGCTGGGAGTTTTTGCGCTCCATTGGAATCAGTCCAGAACAGAACGAAGCCTTTTTCAGGAATGAAGCGCCAGCACTTAGCAGCATTGAATCCACTTTGCAAAAAGGCCAGATCCAGCACCTTCGTCAAGGCATCAAGGCCGGTGCCGTTCACGTTGAAAATTCTGTTATCCATCACCCCTCCTTCTGTTCAATCTCGCCATTCGGCAGCGGTGCGGCAATAGGCCAAGAATCACCGCAGTCAATGCATGTAACCTGATTGCCAGATACAGACAGATCGAAGTGCGCATCAGGATGGTTCTTGCATTCCAGTGTGTTCGGCAGCGGTTGTCCCTGAGGGGAGGGTGCGGCGGCAATAGCGTCGTATTGCTCTTCTGTGATAGCGCCAACGGCGGCGAGCAAGTCTTCCCACTGCCAGTCTTCCTCGGCCATAACGGACTGCATGGCGCTGTTCGGAATCATCGGCACCGCTACCCAACCATCAGGCACCTTCTGCTGCGCTGCGATGGAGAGCCGGGATTCAATGGCGCGGGCACCAAGAAATGCCTCTTTCGCTGAAACTGTGTGTTCTGCACGACTACCAAGCCAGCGATTGAATAACTGCTCATCGCTCAACCCTGCGGACACCGGCGCAAGATTTTTTCGCGGCGCTACTTCTTTCCCATCGTTATAGCCAGCGTCATACCACTCTTGCTTAACGCCCCACGGTATTTCATCCTCCCGTTTGTTCCGGTCGGCGGCGATGGCGGAAAGAGCGTAGTCAACTCGGGCATTAGCGTAGGCTTCCATTTGGTCAGCGGTGAAAGCTCGCAACGCCTGTGTGCCAACAACAATGACGCCTTCAGGCTCCGGCAGTTCAGGCTCAAGCTGGGTGGGTTGTGTGTACAACATGCCGCCCTCCGTGCAAACCACAGGCGCACGCTGACCTGCAGCAATCAAGTCTGCATACAACTCTTGTGCTGTCCGATATACACACTTGTCATTCCTAATAACAGCGGTCATCTCCTCTGTCAGCTTAACTGGCATAGTCACAAAATCTTTATTCATTTCTCTTCGCCTCCTTCAACACTTCCTGAGCCTTCACAGTAACATCTAAGATACTTTTCAATATACCTGCATTCCCTTTACTGATAGGGATGTGCATATAAGCATCTTGCAGCACAGCTTCCATTTCTTTGATGAGGTCTAGTAGTTCTTTGTTTGTCATTCTCAGCTCCCTTTAAATACCTTGCACCGAAAGCATTCCACATAAGAGTCATCTTCTTCAAATTCAAAGCAAAGAAGCCCAGTAACGGGATGTATTACCTCAGCACGCTTAACTGTGTTGATCTGCTGTCCAGATTTGAATGGTTTAGGTGTAGCCTTGCCTCTCTTCTTCCACACCTTGCAACCAATCATACTTTTATAACGCTTAATATCTTCTTCAGTTTCTTTTTTCATGTTCAGCTCCCTAAACAAAACAAGCCCAGTGTACTCTCATACAAAGGGCTTGTCAAGAAGGATTTACATTTAAGCTGCAAGAGGCTCTTCTCTCTCGCTCTTCTCAGCAATCTCAAGCGTTTCTGCGAATTGCAGAAGCTCAAGGCTGATACGCATGAGTTCATCCTTCGAAGCTTCAGGAGAAACCATCACCTGAACATGCTCAGAAGAAAATGTGAGCACGTCTGGGCTGTCTGTCTTTCTGCGCTTCTGTTCCCCACGCTCTGCACGTCCTTGTTCCACAGCCCTACCAATCAGCTCTGCAACAGCGGATGTCTGTTGGGCCTCTTCAGGCTTTCCTTTAGAGGTTTTCTCAGGCTGCTTGCCTTCCTCTGCCTTTGGCTGTTCAGTAGCCTTGGGAGCTTCCTTCGGAGGCGTAGGCTGCTTCACAGGCTTGCCAACAAGAGCAAGAACGCTGTTGATGCCCTTGAGGTTATACTGCTCAAGGTGCTGAACCAAAGCATTGATTGCAGCCATTTCTGCTCGGTTCTCGATAAGCTGAGAAACCTTCTCTTGCCCAATCCAATCAAAAAGCTCTGCATTTGCATCTATCCGCCTACGAACTGTCTTATAATCTGAACCATACTGCGTCTCACAGTCATAGCCAGCTTGAGTATAGATCTTCTGCAGGGCTTGCTTGCTCTCACGAGAAATACCATCAGTTTCCGTAAAAAGAATCAAACCTGTAGCCAGCTCAAGTTGCAACGAGTAGCGGTACGAAATAGCTGCATTCGTAATAGCGCTAATCATTGTCTGAGTAGACACTGCAATACGCTTCTCCTGTGGTTTCTCAGAGGAGATTTTCTCCAGATTCTTCAGAGCACCATCAATTATTGCTGGAGCAGGCTGTGCCTCAATAGGCTTTGCAGGGCTGCGACGGGTTTTGCCGGTATTCTTGATGTTCATGTCATTCTCCTTTAAAAGTTTGGCTTTGCACAATTGCGTCTGCCATGTAAAACATCTTAAAGGAGAGTATAGCCTTGTCCTTGCGAAAAATCAAGCTTTATTTAGAATTCCTATCAGAATTCAATTTTGCTCCCCTCTTTTCACGCGCTGTTGCAATAATTCCATCTGCTTCAGGCCAACTTCCATTTATGATTGCCTGAGAATAATCGAGGTCCATCTCTACATGATTTAAGTAATCAAACAATTCTTTGAAAAATTGTTGCCGATCTTCTGGTAAGCGCTCAATCTCCAGCGTTACCTTCCTGTTTCTAGTACACAAGTCGCAGTTACACATCAAAATCCCCTCGCAGCATTAAATTGCTCCCAAACACGTTCACGGCTATCTGCTTCTTCCCCGTGTCTTTCTGTGTATTCTTCACCTTGCTCGTTTAACTGTTGAATCATTTTCTTCCTATACTCTATAGCCATCTCTTTGGCAGCATCTCCGTATTTCCTTACCGAAAACGCTTTTGATTTAGCAACACCATCTTGCCTCCAAGTTGCCACCCAGTATTCGCCACGCCAGCCATCAGGCCATTCTGTCTCTCTAAAGTAAACCCCTGTCACACCTGAAGAGTTATTTGAATACTGTCTCTGGTTCTGAGCATTACCTTTATCTGTAGTGCAACGTAGATTTGTCTTCACATTGTTTAAACCGTTGCCGTCTTTGTGGTCAACTACGTCCGTTGTACTTAAAGCATTTCCAAGTAGCACCCACACGATACGATGAACTAGAAAATGGGAACCGCAAACTCTCACCCTCCAGTAACTTCCATCTAACCCTCCTGCAACATCTCCCACTTCTCCAGACTTATACCCTGAACCTTTCCCTTTGCGCCTTTCTATTTTCCAACGCAAGCAGCTAGGAGAGGTTTCGTCATATTCAAGCAACGTATCTAGCACCTCTTTTGGGGGTATATCTTTAAACACACGCCTCACAAATCGTCCTCATCACGCCAGCCTTGGAAAATCGGGAATCGGTAACTGTCCTTCATGCCTACAGCGAAATACTTGAACTTCGCCAGCTTGCCGAGATACTTATCTTTGTTAGCCCAAACTTCTACACGTCCTGCATCATCAAAACCGCTACCCATTGTGAAACGAATTCCGTTACATTCACAGATTAGCGCACCAAGCGTGTTCGCACCAATAAGACCGTCTTTAGAAGATGAGCGTTCGGAGTACCCGAGTTCATTAGTCTTCTTCTCGTTGGTGTTTGTCATCTTCTCTTCGAAACCGATGACAACTGCTTCAGCGTCTTCAAAGCGTTTTACTTTGCCGATGATACCTTCCTTTGCAGTAGAGCGACCTTGCTTGTATCGGCCATTAGGGTCACGAACCATCACACCTTCATATCCTGCATCAAGAGCCTCTGCTTCAAATTTCAGCAAATCTTCTTCGGAGAAGATAGTATGAATAGCAACCGAAACAACTTGAGGTTGATTTTCAGAAGTCTTCAAGACATGTGTGAAGAACCTTTTATCATATTGTTCGTCGGAGTGTACGTAATCAAACACAGCAAATGTAATTTGACGTTCATCAAACTCTGGTTTCAAGTCAGTTGACATGCATGCTTGTGTTGTTAGATTAAACACGTTTGGAGCGTTCCAGTCCCCGTAAAGAAGTTCGCCGTCTAGGCCGTTCAGTTCAGACCGTCCAAAAAGTTTTTGAACTGCCTTAGATCGGATTGGCTTCATCGAGCGGCTGTACACTACGCCGTCAATCACAATCGCACGAATGCCATCAAGCTTTACTGATACCATCTGAGGGTATTTCAGCTTGCTTGTGTCATCTACTGTGTATGCCAAGAGTGGCTTAAAATTTGTTGTCATTTATTCTCCAATAATTCTGTCAAAATATTCTAGTACATCACGCAACATTGCTTTCCGCCCTTTCAGCCACAAAACGTGGTCGCTGAGTGAATGCGTGTCCATACTTGAATAGTGAGTTTGAAGTTCTGCTCGAACCTCTTTCAAATCGTACAAACCTTCGCGCTCGTGGATGTTAATACTCAAACCATCCATCATCATGCCTCTTAAAATATTCTTCCAACTGCTTCAAAACAAACTGAGCCTCTTCAGGCATTCTATATAGACTTGTATCTTTATCCACCTTCTTGATGTACTTCCAATCAAACCTGAACACCTTCTTCGGCTTCCACCATTGTTTGAAGTGCAAAATTACCTTAGTGTAATACCCGTTGACACCTTCTACAACTTTTGTTTCGTAATAATCCACTTGGCCTAATAGACTTTTTGATAATATCATTCTTCTTCTTTCTCCATCATTTCTCTGTAGATCGCTTTACTTGCTTGCAGAGCGTTCCAAGATTCCCTATATTCACCTTCATAATACATTGTCCAGTGGTGGTATTGTCCACCATTCCTTACAGCCGTACGCCAATACTTTTTATTCATCCTACAACGTCTGGCGAGGTTCACAAGAATAGCCAATGCAATGTCTTTATTCATCCTAATCTCCTCAATAAAATTTCACTCATTGTATCCATTGAAAACCATTCCGTCAAGAATTATTTGTTCTTAACATTGAGAATTTAACACGTTGCGTCTTTACAAAATATTTCCACAACAATCTTGACAGGGCGAAATATTGAGAATAATCTACACACATCGACAACAGAGTTGAGACATAGCTAAAGGAGGGAACGTGAAAAAGTCTGAACTGCTTAAGGAAGCGAAGAAGTATTTGTGGGATGGGAAAGGTAGTAGGCTGGAATCAGGAAAAGATAGATATATTTGCTATGCAATAAGCGACGCATCTGATCGAATTGGTTGTTGGCGTACTAGTGTAGAGCATGAACTTATTAATTGGATTGATAAACTTCTTGGGAGACGAGCGGTGTACCTTGAAGATTGGCTTCAGGAATTTCACCCAGATTTTCCTCGTCATGACAGTCGTAAAATGCAACAACTGCGCAAGAAATGGCTCAACTGGATGATCAAATATTGGCAGGAGCGCGGAGAATGAGTGACATCACAAAATGCTCTGGAGTGTTGTGGGGCGACGGTGCAGTTGAAAATGTGGTGTATTGCCCAATGAAAGACCAATGCTATAGGTACACAGTACCGGAAAACTCATACAGACAGTCTTACTTCTGCGAACCACCTATCAAACAAGGCGAAGATGGTGTAGTTAGTTGTAGACATTTTTGGAAAGATGAAAATGAATGACGATTTCATAGAAGTAGACGGGAAGAAGTGCTTGCCTGTAAAACTTGAAGATCCTAGCTCTGCAGTATGTGAAAACTGCGAAGAAGTCAGTGACCCTCGGCTGTGTTACAAAGTAATGCCGGACTGTGTGAAACAGCGTGGAGGATATTTTGTAACACAGGAGGTGAGTAATGAGTGATGATAAAACAATAGGTCAGAAATGCTACCAACTCTATCTCATGTCAAAGAAGAATCTTGAGGGAGACAATCCAGATCTGGCTGACGAGGTAATTGTGGCGTTATGGCAATCGTTAGACGGCCTACAGAATGAAAACAATGCCCTACAAAAACTTGTAGGAGAGCAGCAACAACGTCTTGCTAAGTATTACCATCAGAATGAAATTCTTAGCACACGTCTAGCCAAAGCTACAGGAGATAAATCTTTGAATGTAGGAGAGTTAGATAGTGCAACAGAATCTTAATGCTTCCTTACATAAACCTTGCAATTTGTAAAATAACTGCCATACTTTACATACTTAAATACCAGAAAGGGGTAAGATGAACAAAAAAGATCAAGTAGTAGAAGTTTTGAATAATGCCCGTAGCCTTATTGAGCCGCGAGGGAAATGGATTAAAGGAGCAGAAGCCAAGACCCATGCAGGACGTATTGTGGGTGCAACTGACCAAAAAGCTTGTAAGTTCTGTGCAATTGGCGCGCTAAATGCCGCAGGGACCTACACAGATATGCACACCATGTCTGCTGCACAAGATTTCCTAGACGTAGCAATGGTCACTGATATCTCTTGGGATGATATTGAACAAGTGAATGATAGAAGCACAACCAAACAACTACATGTCCTCATGGCATATGACTTCGCCATTCTGATGGCAGAAGATGATCTGAGGAAGAAAACTAAACGAGGCACGAGAGCGTCTTAGCAAAGTTGTACAAGCACTGGAGGATTGATGGCAACCACAGATTTTCCAAACTATACTGATACCCTGCTCAGGATAAAGCAAACTGAAGTGAACATTGCAAATAGCCGCATTCTCGATATGATGAATATCCTCCTTAACGTTTGGAAAGACCTTGAGGAAGGTGACTCGGATTCAGCCTGCCGAGCAGTATTCAAACTACAGAAGTCATTGTACTGTGATTCTTCTGAAGCATTTGAAGAAGTGGTTGAGACAATGCAGAGAATTTGGAAGGAGACAACTTAACATGAACGTAGAACGCTACACAGAGGGCTTCCGACCCATCACAATTCAAATCACTTCTAAAGAAGAGTTGAGAGCACTTATGAGGATGGCAGACCAATATGCAGTAACAGGGGATGTTCCGAAGTATACAGAGATTGCTGAAAAGCTTTCTCAAAATTTAGCGAGTTTGGCATGAAGTTACTTTCAATTGCTATCATTACTGTTGTCCTACTTGGTTGTGGGAGAAAACCGTACTCTGAAGACTGGCAACCTGATCAAAGCACTGCGAAGACAAATCTTTAACGAATGTTTGTCTAAAGTACCTCAAGGGCCACAATCAGTTCACGAGAAAGGGGACTGGGAAGGTGTTGTAGAAGAATGTGGTCAACAAGCTTACTACATGTCATTGTATGACGCAAACAAACTGAAAGAGAAATAAATTAAAACACGATTAGAGAACTGGAGAAACAATGAAAAATTTTGAACTTGGGCAAGTTGTAAAGATTGTAAACGAAGAGGTAGCAAGAGATTGGTTTATTAGTAAGTTTCTAGGGGTGGAGTTCGAAGTAGACAACCTTTCAGGTAGATCTGATAACTTTGAGAAGTGCACGCAATACAATAATTACTTCATCCCTCCCGAAGCTTGTGAGCTTGTAAAAGATCAGTATAACGCTTTAGTTCAAGCAGCGAACCTACTTCGTGACGCTTGCTTCAATGCCTCATTCAATGCGGGATGGTGGCATGATGCAGATGGAAAATCTACACTGGACAACCCTCTCACAGTGAGTAACAAACTGATGCTCATTGTATCAGAGGTTGTAGAAGCTATGGAAGGTGATCGTAAAGATGCTATGGATGATAAGCTGCCACATCGTAAGATGATTGAAGTGGAATTAGCAGATGCTGTGATCAGGATTTGTGATCTCGCCGGTGCTCTCAATCTTGATATCGGTGGAGCTATCGCGGAGAAAATGTCTTTCAACAGCACTCGCCCAGACCACAAGAAAGAAAACCGAGCAGCTAAAGGTGGGAAAAAGTATTAGAAGCAGCATGCCCTGGATTCCACCATCGGGGCAATTCCTAAGAATTGGAAACCTCTTTGGTGGATTTCGTTATACGCTTATTTTGAATAATTAGTATAACTTTTGAAGGAGACAATCATGTATACCATAGTATTAGCACTTATTGTAGCTTATGAGCCATACCCAACATTTGCTTTTCTGGATGAGTTTGAGACACTTGCAGATTGTCAGCAAGCTATTGAGAGAGATGTCCCGAAAGATGCTCAAGAATTTGCAGGATGTATGACACTTGTAAAACCTGAGCATGCGAAGAAGTTGAAGGGTGTTTGAGCTGGCACTTAAGCTACACTTCTTCATCTTCTTTAAATTTCCAGTAGTGGCCTTTATACAACTTTCCGTCTCTGCAACGTGCTGCAATTGTTTCTGTTGACGATGGTTTGTTAGCATTTACGGCTTGTTGAATGGATGAGTGTTCGGCCACTAAACTCATATCTTCATCATATTGCAGGATGATTTTATTTGTATGTCTAAGGAGACGACCATCTCTGAGCTTCTTTTGCAAAGCTTCTATATCACTTATGATACCTACAATGGAATCTTTGTGGTCTTGTTTTCTCCAGTAGAATCCTTTATACAACCTGTGAGCCATCACTGTACATTCTAGAATATTACCTCTAAACTTGACATCACCTAAAGATCTTGCCGCGTCCATTGCAGATTTGTGAATTTTTATTAATACACCATCTGAAGAAAATTGGTAAATCCTAATTGCTGTAGCGTTCCCACCCGGATTGTCTGTCTTCAACTTTGTCTTCCATTCTTCATTATGTTTATATGGTTTTCGTTTACCGCTTTCCAAATCTTTCTTCACAATCATACTTATAAGGTTTTTAGTCTCTTCTGAGTGCTGCCTGCCTAAAGTCCCTTGACCTCCCAAAGTCAGATTGTATCCATTCGAGTCTTCGTAACCGATGAAAGACCTGTAGACGCATATGAAGTATGACTCCATTACGTTTAAAGTATGTTTTCCGTCCTTTGACTGGTACAAGACTTCAAATTTGAAATTTTCGAAGCCATGTTTTCGCATTGCATTGTATAGGTAGTAATTATAAGAGTTACGTTTAGGGTTATTATGATTTGATTTATGGCAGGAGAGTCTTTGTTGTGGACTTTGAGATGTATAACCTATGTAAACTTTGCCATTAACTTCATTGGTAAATTTATATATTGAATGTATTGTTGACATGTCTCAATTACTTTGTTATAGTTATATATAACTACAGTATAACACAACTTTTGCCGTTTGTCAACAATTCTTGAGTAAAATTTGTCAACTTTTTGCCCAGACCTAAAAGTTTTCCAGAAAAATTTGTCACTTTTGCAAGGATTACATATGACTGTATGTGATTACTGTATAAAATGCGGCATATTTATATACACACTCAATCGGATTTGTTATGCTAAATGTCGAAATACTGGGATATGCCTACTAGTACCTGTAATCAAAGGTGCGCTTGACATACAATACGTATTTGCATTATACTAAAAACATCTGCTTTACAACCCTCCAACCCTCATACCTCTCAGCAGATACGAACATACCTTTTAACTTTACAACAACAAATGAAAACAATAGAAAATACAAAATTACCGAATGTTATCTTTTTGGATATCGATGGGCCTCTCTGTACTCCTCGTGCATGTCTTGCAGTTGGTAACACTAACATGTACTCCTACCTAGACCCCATTGCATGCCTCCTCGTGAAGAAGCTTTGTGAGGAGTGCAATGCCAAGATCGTGATAAGCAGTGCTTGGAGACAGGAGTACAACCAAGAAGCTATGAGGGCCATCCTAAACGCTAATTGTCCACGTCTAGGTGAATATATTTGGCGCAGCAATGTGTGGTGGAAGACAAGAGACTACGTGCACACTGCTGAGTGGCAGCAAACAACAGATCGTGGAAGAGAGATTCAAAACTGGATAACTCTTCACGAGACAGAGTTCAACAACTTTGTAATTCTGGATGATATGGCGGATATGCGTCCACTGCAAGACAGTCTGGTGAAGTGCGACTGTTACGATGGCATGGGTTGGCACCAATACTACGCTGCCAAGAAGATCTTGATGGCAGAAGCCACTTGATGTCACACTCCTCGGTATATGTTGTTAGAGACAAATAAGATAATTAGTTGGAAAATTCTGGGAAACTAAAAAATTTTTATGCAACTTCTTGTAGTAATGACAAAATC